ATCTTATCATTACTACCATAATACACTTTATTTGGACAGAGTAACAATTTTCCGTCTGCCAGACTTTCTGGCACAGTATCGGAGTTCTGATACTCCGGAAGATACGCTGCCAAATCCTGTTCAACGGTGCGACCATTCGGTCGATATATCAGTCCGCTCTCAGATTTGAGATAGACATCTTCATATGATCCATCGGAAGTTTTGCGATGGGCTAGATATCTGCCAATAGCCATATAAAATCACCATTCCTTTCGTTAATAGTTTAAATTCATGTTTTGATCATTAAGAATTGACCGCGGCAATTGGTTCATACCACATATCGTTTTCCTTTTGATTAGTCGGTTGTGTCGATGTATACTGTGCATCAAATCCGCCGCTGCTTGCAACGGTTGCCACAATTGTAACATCAGCACTGCCGTCGAATACCGCAGAACCAGTCACATCACCAGATAAAGCAATCGTTCTGGCGTTTGCTAATTTCGTTGCCGTACCAGCATTACCCGAAATAGAAGTCGGTGCAGCTGGCATTGTGATCGTTCGATCTACTGCAGCAGTGACATGACCTTGTGCATCAACTGTAACCTGAGGAATTACAATCGTCTCACCAAATGCAACAGAAGCATCGGCCGCCTGTCCATATGCAGCGGCAGTCACTCCAGAAGCAGGATGCGTATAAACTGTGTCTGTAAATACCGCATCAGCGGGTACAGAAGCTCCAATTGTAAAACCGGAGTCCTTCACCAGCTTACCAGTTGCGCCATCAAACACAACAACATGATCGGATACAGAAGAATCTGGACCCATAACCATACCATCGTGATTCGTATGAGTAACGTACCAATTCTCCGGCGTATTAGCAGCGGTGCTATCTACACAGCAAGTTAACGTATCATTTTCATGAACCGTTAGACCGCTGATTGTACCGTCACCGGTTACACGATACACATGGCCAGCATCGGCAGCAGGAAGCGTATCATCAGGAGCAAGCGTTCCGATGAAACGAAGCGCATCCTTTGCATCCATTAACGAGTTGACTGCATTCTGGACGAATTCTGTTGTCGCAACCTGTGTGGTTTCTGTACCAGCTGCAGCAGTAGGAGCAGAAGGTGTACCGGTAAAGGTTGGCGAATCGATTGGAGCTTTCGCATTCAGTTGTGTTTGGATATTACTGGAAACACCATCGAGATAACCGAGTTCTGTTGTTGTAATTGGAGAAGCAGCAATCTTGCCACTCGCATTTGCAATGACAACGTGGCTAGCCGTAAGATCTGTATTTACTACGGTGCTGGCTGCGCCAGTGATGGTATCCTGCTTTGCATTTAACTGCTCAACTGTCGCTTTCTCATCCAGAGCGGCTTTGATCACTTTATTCTGAACGGGATTCTCAGAAGTATCGCTCAGTGCTACATCAACGACGGTAGCATTCGCGCCTTCAGAAATGTTAGCGAGCTTTGTATGCTCAGCAGCTGACATGAAGCCATTTGCATCATCCGTAGCAACAGGGTGAATATGCGTTGTATCCGACTTATCACCAAGAGCTTCATAAATAACACGATTCTCTACTGGATTAGCGGAATATTGATCGATTGCAGTGTCAACTACAGTCTTGTTTGCACCCTCTTCGATACCAGCCAGTTTCGTAACAGCAGAAGCAGGCATAAATCCAGATTCTGTAGCAGAAGCATCCGAATGAGTATGCGTTGCATTTGCTTTCGTATCGATACTAGCTTCGAGCGTTTTCTTAACTGTTGCAACAGCGCCACTGGTAATCAAATTTGTGCTATCTTCAGTAGCAACTTCATCCGCAGAAGTCCATTCTCCTGTGCCATCAGTTACGTTCTTCAGGTACTGTCCGGCCGTACCGCCAGCAGGAAGATGCTTGTTACCAGCAGTATCAGGGTGAACATAAACCGTTACTTCAGAACCGGAAATCTTGACGTTACCGTTAACATCACTGGCTTCCGTTTTCGTAGCATCGGCAGGTGCATGAGCAGATTGAGAATGGTCATAAGCAATCTTACCATAATCACCGCGATAGGCGGTATCGGAAGTTTCACCAAGCACAACGCCTTCGTTCAGGCACACATATTTAGTACCGCCCCAACGATACTGCTTATTGGTGTTCAGATCCGTATAGATCTTACCTGTCTCCGGTGTACACGGAGCGTCTTCTCCGGTAATGGTAAACTCCGTCAGTTCATCATTGATAGAACCTTCGAGCACATCATCTACATAAGACGGCAGATACTGTGCATCAATCAGCTTATTCGCATTCAGTGGAACAACACCGTTTGCTTCACCGACAGTCGAAGTTTCTACATACGGATGATCATGATTTGCTTTGTCATATGCCTGCTTGACAGCGTTTGCCGTAGCAGCTTTTGTTGCATCCGTCGAATCAACAGCATCTACTAACGTGGTAATACCAGCAGTGGAAGTATCAGCAACAGGAAGATCGGACCAAGCAGCTGAACCGGATCCATTGTTCGTCAAATATTGACCGGTTGTTCCACCAGTCGGAATATGGTTATATCCTTCTCCAGTAGGATGAGAATATGTGAGCTTGATCGGCACATTGGTATCGTTACCGACATAGACTTCGCCGTTGACGGAAATCATCTTACCAGGCGTCAGTGAAGCAGGAACTTCAGAACGAGCTTCCGGCAATCCAGCCTCTAAAGCCTCTTCAATAGTGACACCATTTTCACGTTTTACCAGTTTCGCAATAGTAGGCATCAGCATATCAGCGAACTCTTGTGTTTCTCCAGCGATACGAAGTACAACTTGCATGGAAGGCATAAGAAAAGCAACCTCCTTTCTTTATTTAATTTTATTTAAGTATTTACGGCCTCGATTGGCTCAAGCCAGATGCCGCCCTCTTCTTGCTCTTCCGGATCCGGTTCCGTATCTCCTGTTACAGAGCCTCCACCAGAGCCAGATCCTCCGGCATTCTCCGCAAGGCCGGTTTTCCAGTCGCTCCAAGTGTCACCCTCCAAGGCAACACGGTGCGCTGTGACAATATTACCTTCCGCATCAATTGCATAAGCCTGCTGATACGCCTGAATATCGACCGTTTCCGAATTCGACTGATACGTATGAACGTATGAGTATTCAATTCCATCGAACTTTGTCAGGCTACTTAACCCAACAGCAGCACACTGTTTGATCTCATACGTAATAATACTGGTATAATAGGATGGATTGTTATTGTTCGTAACATTCGAATCCATATCGACACTGGAGAGATCTTCGAGACGCTTTTTCAGCTCTTCAATTTCCTTCTCGTTGGTCTCTACCTGTCTGGCCAGAATAGGATCAGTAGTCACATATATTCACCCTTTCTATTAGGAATTCATAACGCAAAAATGCATTATAAAGATGTTCGGATGTCTAAAATAGCCGTATTTAAAGTTACCAATAACGACATATAACTAAGTATAGTGCCGGTTTGAGTCCAACCTGTTTAATATAGATTTCATACATCAAATCCTCCTATTTGTGTATAAAGCTTCTGTTAAACTCAAAAGCAAAAAAGACGGTCAGGCTATGGGGATGCAAATTGCGCTATTTTAAATAAAAAATAAGGCGGCTGATGAAGTCGCCTTATTTCTTCTCCCTTGGCCAAGAGAATTCACTGCTGCCACTATTTCATTAGCGAAATAATGGTGGAACAACGCTGTCAAATTTAATATGTAACAGTAAGTCAGTGCGATAACTAAACTCATGCAGCATATTATTCGGTGACGACAGATTGTTCCGCGAGGTTAAAGAGAATAGTGATGAGACTCACAAAGAGGATAAATGACGGGAGCAATGAAGCTCCCGTCATTCTCTTCTTTCAATGATATAATTTAGCCTTGTTTCTCTTCTGGTTTCGGATCGGTGTTGCTAATTGATCAATCGATCTGTAAACGGGCTGTTTTCACTCACCAGTCTATCAGCTTCTTTAGCAGCGTTCACAGCCTCGCTTAGAACTTGAACATCTTCCGCTTTAGCGAATCCAATGAATTTATAATCACCAGATTCATCTGCAGTGCTTAGCGCAGCATCTTCAGAAAACACACCGTCTATTGATTCTCTAATTGCATAAGACAGTCTGGATTCAAATGCTTCACACGGATCCATTTTGTCAAACGAAATTTCATAGAACGCGTTGATAATGTTTTTAACATTGTCCATATTGTCCATGCTGCATCCAATAACAAGAGATATGTTGCCATCCATTGGATAATCATCATTCTCATCATACACCAACGACCTCATGATAAATACTGGGCATGCTGCAGGACCATCTTCCTTTGGATAAAACATTTCTGTTGCTGTAAGCTGTTTGTCAGTCGTATACGTGACGATACTATCTCCATTTCGCCTTTGATACTCATCAATAAACCAGCCTATATCAAAATCATAGGCGTTTGAGATCACGATGTTATCAACTGGAAGCGCGAGCAACTTTCTTCCGACGTCTTTATCCGAAATAAGCATATTAACAAACGCAATCGGAATTGGATTCTTATAATAAACCAATCTCGAATGGATAATAGCCTGATAGACATCATCTGTTGTCATATCTTTTGTAACAGTAGATGCGATGCCAATTGGTGTTTCAGTTTTCAACACTGTTGCAAGGATCTCGTCGGCCACGCTTCGATCAAGATGTTGCATTGTTAGTAGATCTGTCGCGTTTGACGCATCAAATCTGTCCTTCACTTCAGCAATAAAAGCCACTACAACACGCCGTTTAAAGTTTGGTGATACATTTATGACTATAGAACTGAAATATGAGGTTCTTTTATCACAATATAGCGCTCTCCTAATGAGCCTATCTGAAATTTCAGCGATACAATGGTTAACCTCATAGCTCATACTTAGATCCGGCCAGTCAATTTTTACCATCTCGTCTAACACCGAAGAGATGCATCTGCTAACCACAGACGGACTGCTAACTTCTGTGATATTCCGACAAATGAAGATTGGGAACACATCGTCAAAAGTTTTTGCCAATCTTTCACAGGTTTCAAAAATATATGGATATCTCTTATTCAGTTTTTCTTCCGTATCATCACCTAAGATCCAGAATTTGTTTGTCATTTTTGTTTCATCCTTTCATTTAAGTTGTTTATAGGTTGTTACCTCATTTGTATAATTTATATTTGAAGATCCTGAATGCTGGAAAACTCTTGGTTACACCCAATAAAGTGTATGCTGGATCCAATAGAATCGATCTTACCAAAGATACAGTGTATACACATCCTGCAGATAAGCAATGTAATTACAGTTATTCTCATCCCTATGATATCCAATGTAATGCAGTAAATGAGATTAACTCTTTAAAATCCTCTGTCAGTGAGGGTAAATCCCTGATTGCAGCGGCAGTCACTGGCAAGGGAGTACAAACTGCCGCTGATGCTACCTTTCAAACTATGGCTAATAATATATGGGGAATACCATCCATAAATTCTGTTCAACAGCTTATCCTTAATAATTCATTTGCTAGCACCACTTACAGTCATATGGGCGGAACCTTATCCATGTTATCTAATCCAGTTGTATACGATAGTAAGGGTCGTGCTGGAGTATTTAATGTTACTGCTGCAACAAAAGTCAGCTTTATTCAACTATATTTTAATTATTTAAGTTATTCTACCTATGCCGAAATTAGATTACTGTTTGATTTTAATATATCTACCAACGGAATTGTGTTTAGAAGTCCAAGTGTTAATAACTCTCTAGTAGTTACCGAAATATATGGGCACTCTGTTGTTCAAAGCGGATCGAGCTACGTTATAACATTCGATGTTAATATTCCGAGTTGGTATACGACTTCATCAGCAACAACTATTGCCGGACGACAAACTATACAAGTTCAATGGAGCAATCCATCTTGTTGGTACAATATAGGATCCAGCGATTTTGACTATAACTGGGTCTTATAATTTCCTGGCGGCGGGAAAAATCGTAGTAACTCCGCATTGTTTATATATGGGAGCAAACAAAATAAAAGTATACAGCTCTTACAATATTGTAGCACAAACGTCAGATCCAGGAGCCGGTTCGACTCTTGAAACGGGAAAGATTGTGTTAGTATATGAGTAAGAAGCTGTATATAGGAAATAATAGTTTAGCAGTATCTGTTCCAAAGCTGTATATTGGTGTGGGTAACTCATCTAAAAAGATCCTGAAAGGTTATGTTGGCGTAAATGGTTTGGCAAAGCAATTTTATGGAATACAATATCGCTGGGCCAAATATAATTTAAACTCGTCCACAAAAACTTCATATCAGGAAGATCCGGAATCTACTGATACAGTGACGAAGGTTGCTACAAATCAATGGACGAAGTCATCAGTAACTTCCAGTTATCGATTTTCAACCTCTACTGGACAATTCACCTTATCTGGATCATTATCTAGCGGTTTGACTTGGTACGATTCATTTAGTGGCTATTGTAACACCGTGTATCAATGGAGAGCACAATTCCAAGGATGTACAGCATCTACCAGCACAACGGATACACAAATTCATTGGGTATCCATACCAGCTGAAAGTAGTTCATCGTGTAGATGGAGAATAATCAATCGAAAATCTGTTACAGAAACAGTTTACTCGAGAGGAACCTATATTGAAGATGTATATGCTGATAATCAAAGTGCTTACCCAAATAATACTCACGATGGGAAATATTGGTACGTGTATTTAGGAGAAGCATAAATCAAACAGTTTAACAGGCAGCATAAATCCCCTCCCGTTATTGGGAGGGGATATTTTTATTCACGATAAGAAATGTCAATGCTTCCTGCAACGTTAATCGTCTTTGTCTCTTCATCCCAAGTAATTGCGTCACTCGGAATGCCGAAGATGCCGGTAAGAATGTCACGGATAGCAAAGAAGTTTGTACCACTCAGACGGAACAGTCCATCACAAGTCTTCGTCTCTCCGTTCACCACCAGGTTCAATTTCTGCAGCGGCATGGTATCAAACGATGCAAGATTCTTCGAGCTGTCATATCCAACCGCACAACCAAACTTGTCTGCAATAGAACGAAGCCGTACATAGTTTTCACCATTCTTCTGAATCGCGGGAACAGTGACAACCTTCTTATTCGCAATATTAAAGATTTCAATATTCTGAATCACTTCGATATCCTCCTTCTTCACATATGCTGGATGGCAATATCCATAGATGTTGGTATTGCTTAGCCGATAATACTTCTCACATACAGCACCGCCATTTGGTACAACAGACGATCCAGATGAAGTATTACCTTCATAGGTGTACACATAATTCGCATCGACAGCACGAACCAATGCAATATGACCAGTACCATATGGATAGCCAGAAGTACTGAACAGAACTAAATCTCCCTTAACGGGCTTATAACCAGAGGTTCTCAGATTAAATTTGCCACGCGCCTGGAAGAACTGTTTCGTGTAAGCACAGCTAGCAGTCTTCGGAATAATCGATGTGCTAACTCCTGCCTTCATAGCAACCCAAGAAATATACGAGTTGCACCAGTACCAGCTTGGACCATTGCCAAACCCACAATCTCGGTTATACTTGGTATAGTTATTATACCCAGCGTTTGCAGTCTTACTATCCAGATATGCATTCGATGCTTTCTCCAGATAGCCAACTTCTGCTTTGGCAACTTCCAGCATTTTTTCTACGGTTCCAAGTTCAGATGCCATGTGATACTTCTCCTTTCTGTATTATAAAAGAATTGGGTGTCGGAATTAACCGACACCCTGTTCCTCTTCATTTACTTCAGTGTCATCCTTTGGCTTCGTATAACTGAGAGCCTGTGTAGAGTCAGACACGCCCTTCGTGGTAGGATCCTGAATCACACCAACACCAGCAAGCAGTGTCAGAATAATGCTGATAAACTGCATCACATTATCCTGGGTGATAGCAGGCGCAATATCAAACAAGCCAAGCAGCTGATAAATGAATGCAATTACCAGGGCAGCAAAAGAAGCCAGCCAGGACTTGTTCTTAAAGCGAACGGACCAGTTAATCTTATTCATGAAAATGTCCCTCCTTAATATAGGTTTATAATAAATGTTCTTTATCAAATAGGCTGTTCATTAGATTCTGGGGCTTGGAAAGATTTTGATTGGAAACAATAAAGTCTGGGCAGGATCTAACAAAATAGACCTAACTAAAGATACTACGTATGATCTATCTATATATGCTACAAAAGAAGAATTAGAAACAGTGAAAGGAATGATAGAAGTGAGTGCTAGAATAGTGGGAAGTGGCAAAGTTAGTGTCAGAAACGGCAGTGATATAACAACAGTGCCTTCATGTGACTATGTTATTGTATATGCGCCTGCAGTAGATATTAGCACATATGTATTTCCAGAACAAAATCTGTTATGTTATAAAGGTTGTTCAGCTGAATTGACAACAAAGGGGTATTATTTAAATAAATACGCTGGTGTCATCTTAACAGCCTCGTTGTCTTCTAGTGCTGTTTATTTAACTCTAAGCGTAAATATTGAAGTTGGCATTGATGTTAATTATGTTTGTTATAAATATGATACTTGAAGATCCTGAATGCTGGAAAACTGATTATTACACCAAATCACGCTTATATTGGTCCAAATAAGATTGATTTAACCAAAGATACTAACACAACGTATGGTTTAGCTACTTCTACTACAGCAGGATTATTATCTCCGGAATTATATGAGAAGTTAAATGCATTATCATACAATTATGTAGAGATAGTACCAGTTACTAGTATCTATGAAAACAAACAAATTACTATGCCAGCCGCATCTAGTGATCATATATCACTATTGGCATTTCCAAATACATTTACACTATTGGCGTATAAACTTGTAAAAATTTCGATTTCATTTAGTTATAAGTTTAGCTCTGGAGACGACAGATGCAAAGCGTCTGGCGGAATACAACTGTCTGAATCGAATCCAACGATATGGAATGATAATACTCTCGGTTACACTTATACAGTGTCAAACGTTTTGTACCTAAAGCATGATGAAAAGAACCAGATTTATTTATCCATTGACTCTGAAACCGGACCGTGGACTTTAACAAGTATAAGTCCTACTAATTTGCGTTTAACAGTTCTAGTTTCAAATCGTACGTATAGCACAGTGTTTAATTATACACTAAATGGGGGTTCATATGAAATTCGTGGAGTAGAATAATACCAGTTTACTCCTGAGTCCTGGAAAGCTGATGTTTGGAATAAACAAAGCGTGGTTCGGCAATTTAAATAGCAGCGTTATAGAATTGACTTCCTCTCCGGCTGTGACATATGTTTGGCAGCGATATACAATAGCGCAAGTTTATCACTGGCAGCAATATGTTGCAGAAACTTATTATACTGGTGGATTGACTTTTGGGGCACAGCAAAAGGGCGTAAGCTGTACTAATACGTATATTTCAAATAGAGGGTACTACTATTACGCATGGCTAACGTATGCTGTCAATACATCTACCGGTTATATAACGATATCAAACAGAACGGAAACCGTAGCACAAGGGATGTCTTCTAGCGTTTTAACTGGTCCTTCTGGAGGAACAAACTTTGACTTATACATATATTCATTAGACGAAAACAATGCTTGGGCCGATGGAAACGCAAAATTGACAACACAAACAATCTATTTATGCAATAAAATCACAAATAATTACGATAGGGCATATATCAATACAGTAATTCCAGCAACCGCAGAAACATCGGTTCGCCAAGGCACATTAGTCAATGGAGACATAACCTCGCAAAATATATCAGAATATCCAGCAAACGGGCAATCCGGTTCATATTGGTATGTGAAGACCACAACAGTTACATCTGCAGCTGGCTCATATATTGACGAGGTGAAATCTCACAATCCTCAAGCTTATCCATCTGATGGAGTTACTGGAGATTATTGGTATAAACTGATTAGAGAAGAATAGAGTGTCTTGCAGTTGGAAAAGTATTATTTGGTAATACTAAAGCTTGGTTTGGTAGTAATAAGATAGAACTAACCAAGGACACCGTTTATTCTCATCCAACAGAGAAACAATGTAACTATTCATATGTACACCCGTCAGATGTTCAGTGCGACGCTTCTTCATCAATTGTAACGTTAACAACCAGGTTATCATCGTTAGAATCCATTGTTTCAAACGGTATTACTGATTTAGATTTTGGCGAAATATCAGCCAATGGTGGAAGTAGCGGCTCTTGGTATACAATTAAAACATTTTCGTTCACACCCTCTATCCTGATTGGAGTAGTATGCGAGTATGCAAATTCGAGCACAAGAAAAAAGACACAGGGCGCTATTTGCTTATTAAACGAAGGTCTTCCTCAAACAGTTGAAGATACAAATAAGCAGTTTCGATTAACTGGGAAAACGCTTCAATCATACTGGTCGTCAACTGGATCAAATCATTACATTTATTATATTACTTTTAGCTAATTTTAGAAAGTAAACAGAGAGGGCCATCAAAAGCCCTCTCTTTCTTTTTCGTGTGAATGATGATTTGTGTTATGCAATCTATCGATAACAATTGCTAACTGTTCCTGTGTTACTGGTTTCGTAGTATCGAATTGACCTTCTTCATTTAGTTCCATGAATCCTTGATTTATAGCAAACAATATTGCGTCAATTGATTCAGCAGATATTTCCGATCGGTTTGTGATATCATGTACAGTAACTACATGCTTATCAACGTATTCGTCAATATCCACTTCATCCGGATCTGGTAAGCGAAACATATTAAATCCATAGCCAACATTTAACGAATGTTTTCGAATGAAGGTTTTTGCTGCAGCGCTGCTTAATGGATATCCAGTCTTGTCCAGAAACATATCGTTTACCAGAGCCATCATACCAGCTAATATAGCAGCTCCACAAGATGCCCCGCTGAATTTCCTGCAGTTTGCCATTGGACCATATTCGTCATTCGTGTATGGGATGTATAAATTAGAAGGAACATGCGTGATCGCATTATTCCGATTTTTCATATTTTCAATTGGAATAGGAACTCCGGTTTTCTCGTCAAAATAATATGCGCCTACTCCATGAATGTATTTGGATGATAGCAACTTATTGGTTCCCTCTCCAGCATCATTGCTTACGTTCATGTAATAACTGAATTTTGAGGCAACCTGAGATAAATAGGGATCTAAATATTTACCGTCAATAGGAGAGGTAATAGCGCCCCACATGATGTCAATATTAAATCGATTCAATGCACTAAACACCGTGGTAAAGAAGCTTGTTGATAGTTCATTGTTGTATCGAAATGGAAGTTGAATCAATTTACGATCTGGAGCAATTTCAAAGAAACACTTTGCTGTATTAATGGGATGTGCTGAATCAGATAACATAGACACATCGCCCATCGTTACCAAACCCTTGTAATTATATCTTGCAGTATCCCAGCCCTCTTGCGTGGCTGACAATCCTCTTGATCCAGTATATCCCGCTTCATACCAAGGCAAGATATTTAACCTGGTAAAAAGCGGGAGATTTTTGTCCAGCATTGACACATCACCTCTTTACCCTCATTTATTCTGTTTAATGGAATGTCTCGGATATAAATTATATCAGTGAACCCAATAGAGAAAGGACGAATGAAAATGTACAAAGACAAATTAGACAAAGGTATGGTTCAAGAGTATGCGAAAAACTTCTTGAATATAATCTTTGATCTAGAAAGAAACCCAAATAAAACCGAGAATAGAATTATTCATTACACGCACAATGATATGGATGGTGTTGGTTGTTCTGTTATCATGGCAATGTTCAAAAGATTTGTGATGCAGTTCAGGAAGGAAGTTGCAACTGAAACGTTTGATCCTAGATATTTCAGTTATCCGCTAACAGTATGGTCTCATTACGTAGCCAACCCAAGCGAAATCGTTTTACCCAATAAGTTGAGTTCGCGTGATATTATTATCATCACTGATTTATGTGTTACGCCAGAAATAATGGAACAATTGAAACAGCATGGCGCATATTTTATTGTAGATCATCATATCTGGGACGAAAAGAACGTTACGAAAAACTGTGCGATTGATGAAGGCGTGTCAGCGACGTTTATTTTAAATCAAATCATTACGGAAATCATTGAAGACGTAATTGCTGATGTCGATATTAAAATGATTGCTTTTGGGCTTTGTGATAGTTGGAAGTCGTATTTAGAAGAGTCGTATTGTTATGCAAGAAATGTAAGTTTGTATGATACAGGTGATTTCGGACAGCTCCCAACAGACTGGAGTCCCGAAAACATTAGCAACCAAATGAAGGAGTCATTCTATTTCGAAGACTATAAATATGATTTCAACGAATATATCAGAAATGTGTTAGGCGAATTGTTTGGAGAATGTGCCATAAACAGAATGTCAGCAACAAGAAAGAACTGTATACAGCTGAGCATGCAGAATAAGCTGCTGAACGATTATGTGACGATCACGACTATTGCAGATGCAGATGTAGGAAATGTGATCGCGGCATACATTCCGTTCAGTGTTCCGTCTTTCAGTCTGTTAGCACAGTTATATCTGAAAACGCATCCTGCAGTTGACATACTCATATCGCTTGTTAATCGAGACGGTCGGCAATCTATCAGTATGCGCTCGTATAGAGACGCCGATGAAAACCCAAAGAAAGATTGCCAAAGAATTGCTAAGATGCTCGGTGGTGGAGGACATAAAAATGCTGCAGGATTCCCAGTTACTAAAAACAATACTGAGACACAGCTGTTTGGTAAGTCGGATACCGCCAATATCACGCTGCAATTAAATCCGTTCAATCAAACTTACACCGTTACAAAGAAGAGCTCGTTTATAGAACATCCTGATGATATTGGAGAAGATATTAATAAAGTTATGTACTATTACGATAAACTTCGTGATGATGTTGTTCAAGAAAATGCTGGCGCGCAGCTTATCTCATGCGAAATAAAATATGAACGCGACGTATCACAGTTTGGCGGCTATTTGGTATGCAATGCAGTATTCTCAGTAAACAAGAATGAATAAACAAATTAGAAGGGGATTTTGCGATCCCCTTCTTTTTTTTGATTTCGCAAGTCCATCATCTATAAATTATATCAATGAGAAGTAATGGTGAACTTCTCAAATATAATAAACGTTTGTCTAAATGAAAGGAGACAGCAACAATGAGTAAGTGGACAAAAAAGCAGAAAAAGGTTATGAAAAAGATATCCGAAGCAAGTGTAGCAACAGAAACAGATTCCCGCTACAAATTCAAATTTATCTCAGCGCTGTATGAAATGAGTAAGTTAGGCGTCAATATTAAACAAGCGTCAAAAGACCGGTATCAGACAGAAGGGTGCTATTATCCGTTGTTGTCAATCTACACAACAAATGCACTGCAGGACAGTATCATAGAACTGCTGCAAACCATGCATGGTGAAGGCAATATGGATATGGAAGAATTTAAGTCGAAGTATGCAGTATATCGAAACGTTGAAGGCAATTATTGGGATATAGCAGGTGAGACCTGTCGTCTGACACATGTGCACGATTCTCTACTGTGGAGAGTTCGTTATGATTATGATCATCCGATGACCATGTGCTTAAACTACGAAGATGAGAATACGTTCAACTGCGTTGAGATTGATATATCTGGAGATCTTATCCATGACGAAGATGCGTATTACGACTTCTGTGAATACTTCAATAAACATGCGACGTGGTTATATACGGCTATTTCTCCGGCGTATTGGTCGTTCGATGAAATCTCTATTGAGCATCGAGATTCAACAAATCGTGATGAAGAGTTTGCGGATTTTCTGGCCGATATATTTGGAACATATCCGTCGTGGACTCCGGAAGAGTATAAAAAATCTAAGTATGCGAGACGCAGAAAGAAAAACGGTGATTGGTTCGAACACTATGCGGGGGATAAATTTCGTTCCAGCTCTCCTAAGTTGAAGGTGGTCATGCAAATGTCGAGTGAAAAGCGGAAAGAGTTTGCAACGGATTTCGTAAACGCATTCAATAATACAGAACTTGCTCACAATAGAACAAAGCCTCTGTTTAAATTTGTGAACCATTACGACAAAAAATATGGAAACCACATTCAACTTATCGCGACAGAAATGATGAACATGACCTGGGTCGATATAAAATCATACGCGTTTGATCTGGAAGACGCCGCGTATCGTGCAATAAATGGGGTGAAGCAGACGCACGGAGTAGATTATGCTTTGGTCACCAATGTTACTGCCCCAGCACATGGATACATTTCACAATTGTACGAGATGGGTGACGTGACCAAGGAGGAACTTGAAGAGTTTGGTGGTTGTTGGACCAGTACCGCGATCACAAGCGATACAGTTTCGGTGTATACTCCAAACGGAATGGACGCCGACAAGAGTGTTAATAAATCTGCTGGATATATTCCGGTAATCGACATCTATTTCGGAACGTTTGATGAATTGAGTACTATTAAACTTCCTCCAGTAGATTATGACCGTTATGAAATCGATACAGTTGATATTGCGGTGTGCAATGCGTTGAATAAGTTTGCTAAACATGTGTATTGGGTTCCGATGTTCAACAATATCGCTAGAGACAATAAAACTTCTTATAGAATCTATTTCCCAGCAAAGCCTCTCAGTGCGACCAGCGGTAATATAAAAACAACACCTGACGATTTGAAAAATGAAATCGTTGCCACTGATGAGCTCGTCGAGATGATGAAAAAAATAATAAAAGACCCGGATAATGGCTATATCAAAGATATCGAACAAGTGGGCATTACTGTAAAGGATATTACCGCGTTTATTCCATATTATATCAACGTGTCCGGTATAGTTGATGATGGATTGCTGGATTCGAGAGCTGTTAGTATGTATGATGGAATTTGGACAGACGATACGTTGACGGACAAGTCCAGATCCTATATCAGCAAAAATATGAAACGCTGCTACAAGCCGCTTAACAAAACGGCAGGGTTTTTACCGTTTGTTTCGGTAACTTGGGAGCATAAAGATTAACCATATTACCAATATAATATTAAGTGCTGCAACAGTCCGTCTTCTCACGGCGGCTTTTATATAGATAGCACAAGATATGAAGGGTGGTGAGGCCATCGCATCTTGTTGTCCAAGCAATGACATAATACGATCACTGTTTCCGGTCTAAATTAAGTTATTGCAGAAACACCAAGGCGACGCATTAGCGTGGTCGTAAGTTAAACAAAGAAAGAGGTTTATTAACAACTATGTCTTCTAACATTATGAAATCCTTCGTTTTATCAATCGTTATGGCTATGGCTGTAATTGTTACTGCAGGGGCTATTCAATTAAGCCCCGAATACATAGGAGAGGATCCTATTCTTGCAGCACAGATTGACAAACACCTGGAAATCCAGGATCATGCACACTCCATGGCCGAAGCAGCGCGTGAACTGAAAGATGCCGGTATGTTGACCGAAGAGGATGCGAATGCAACAGTAGCATCTGCACAAGCAATTTGGAGTGACAGCCAAACTGAAATCGTCGCATTAGAGCAGGCGATGAATAAGATGAGGGAGGTCGAAATCCCTTTTGGACCACACCAGCCAACGAATCTGTCCGCTTCCGCATTCAATACAATGCTTGCTGGGACACCGATGGCTGGTACTGGTGAAGCTCTGGTTCGAATGGAGCAAACGACAGGAACGAATGGGTTGTTTACGATAGGTGTAGCAAATAGCGAGAGTTCTTTTGGCACAGCTTGTTACAATAACAATCCGTTTGGTATTCTGACAAGTGGAGGCTTGAAGTATTTTGATAGCTGGGGGAGCGCAATTCAATACTTCGGCGAGCTGATTGCGGGAAAGCAGGGAGTCTCTGCATATGCTCGAGCATCCACAATTGAGGGGATCAACGACATATATTGTCCGGGGGATGGGCATTATTGGTCCAGCAAGGTTCGGAATACAATGAACAATTGCTTGGCTAAATTGTCCTGAGAGTTTATTATAGATCAAGTCGGGAGAGGTTAAATTCCTCTCCCGATTTTAATTTTGATTAAAAAGAAAGGATAAGTGAAAATGGACGAAATGATAAAATTTTGGCTAACCGAACTGTACCGCAAGGAATTAGACGAAACTATGGGAACAATTGATAACGAATCTATGTGGGAAAAGGGTGTTCCAGAGGGTGAAGTGAACTATCATACCGGTAATATAAAACGTTTAAAAGAATATGCCGACATTCTTCGTAAAAAGATTGAAGAATTGTCCGAATGATGAAGAAGGGAAGGATGCAATTACGCACCCTTCCCATTATTTTTTATGCTTCTGCAAACCACTTAAACTTAGACGTAGACGTACCTGTGTTTCCTACGTATAAATAGGTGTCATCAGCAGTCACCCAGTATTCCCCAATGGTGGCGATTGTATCGTCTTCCAGAATGACAGGAGGTTCGCAAGGTTGGATCCAATACTTGGATGGCTCTACACCTAATCCATGCGCGATCTTCAACTCTGCAATTACATTGTCACTCGATACCGTGCCGCTTAAGAATGCTTCTACCCCACTAGCACTCTTTTTTGTTTCCTCAACCGATTGAGTAGCCGTATTTCCAGTAGCTGTATTTGCACAAGTCAGACAGAACCACTTTTGCTTACTCTCATCAAAGATGATATTGATGTAAGCCCCAGCAGGTAATTCAACCTGCAATGCAGCTCCTGTATTATCTACAATGGGTAAGGCCGGACCATCGGTAAACTTGATATCCGGATTGGCAACCAAATCATGTGACAATCTCAATACCAAGCTATACATGTCAGTCAGTTCACTGTGACTGATATCCACGTTCCAATGCTGCCCATCGACTGTATTACCAACTGCAGTGGCATAAGTCGGAACATCAACAACAGCGCCTTTTAAGATCGTGAAGTATAATGACTCACCGGCATCCAATCCTTCTCGGAATAATGTCAGTTCTCCAGCTGTAGCCAGCTCATAGTCAACTCCACGAACCAAAACAAGATTATTTCGAACTACTGTCAAAGTATCACACAACGGATTAAAGTTCGGCACAGTAATGCGTATTGTACCAGCTGTTTGCGCAGTGAATTGTTCCCGAACAATCTCTACTTTGTAGCGATATGTGCCGGCTGTGGTATAGGGCTTCGATGGCATAACACCAACGGCTTCGTTATACTTTGTTACCGTAACAACGACTTGCTCTCCTTGCCGCAGCGCAAATCCGTTTAAGAACTTGATTTTGTTCGTTGTATAATCTATTGTATAATCAAGCGTATTTCTCAGAATTGTCTGATTATAGTTGATTGTGATGCTGTACGATGTATCTGGAACAATGGGAAGATCAACCTCTGAAATTCCATCTTGTGCTGCAGTGTATACATGATCAGTCGTATCGATGAAATACGAAAGGATACCCTGCTTAACGGTCTCCACAAACTTGGTGATCTTAAAATCAATCTGTTCATCTTTGCGAAGCGTAAGATCGATTAAGAGAACATGATTGTTATCCAGGATGCGGTAATGCTTGCCGTTAATCAAGATGGTTTGTAAAAAGTTTACTTCCAGCTTGTCATATATGCGGTTAAAACCGGGTACATAAATCTCATTCACACCATCCGCAGGTGATACGAATGAGTATTCAGATTCAACCGGTAACAGAATTCGAGTCATGTTATTGCCCAGGTCATTGTTCAATAACACCCAAGCACCGAAATCTTCATTCCACACCAATAGCAAACTAGAACCAGCAACCTGTCCACCCGTGATACCGTGATTGGTGCAGTCTACAATCTTTGCAGGAGTTGCACCATTATAAGACAGCGACGGATCAGAATCTAAGTCAATATGGAGCTCCAGTAACAATGGTAACCCATGAACTAAATTCACATTCTCGACCGTACATTTTAATGAAGTGGAAGTACCACTTGAAGTAGCTCGATTCAGATGTTCACTGAAACTGAGCAAATGCCGATCATATCCATTCAAGCTGTCCTCCAATAGCGTGCCGTCATCACGAAATGTATTGACCGTCACGGTTTGAGGATATAAAGTATCAAACTCACGAGTGGACAGGTCAGCTCTGCGGAGTTTTACCAAACGTTCCATAGAGTGACCTGCCCTTCTTTACTCGTTAGATTTTAAAGTTTCCTGAAATAATTAATCAGGCACCAGTGATAACCTGGAAGTACATCTGACCAGCAACAGGAGACTCCGGAGCCTCTTCCAGCACCGGGATCTGCGCCAGCGTCATAACGTCGTCCTTGTACGCGAGCTCCTTGCTGTCATAGAACACAGCGCCAGCAGACTCGGTAACCTTATCCAGGACATCCTTGTTCGCATGCGTATGGTCGTCAGCAACCGCCTGCTTCAGTGCATCAGCAGTTACAGACGCATGCAGACCAGTTACACCAGTGAACGACACAGAAGCAGCAGCACCAGTGGTGTCAACCTCGATCTTACCGTCAGCGTTGGTCTTCAGAACCTTGTTCGCGCCGGTAGTAGCAACCTCAGACACATTGACCGCATCGGTAATACCGTAACCAGCCAGAGTCGTCGGGGTGCCAGTAACACCAGACCACGGAACGCTAGCAGCAGAGCCGACAGAATACTCTTCGAACGCTTTCATCTGGCCAAGCTTCGTATCGTCCTTGACGAAATACATCTTGCCAGTCGCAGTAACCTTGACCGAGTCACCGTTCTGTACGGTTTCAGTGGTAAGCGCAAGCAGTGCCTCTTCATCAGCAACAATCGACAGGCGCTCAACAACCGATGCCGGCAGGTTCTCGATCTTAACAGTACCAGTCAGCTTCGTAGCATCAAGTGCAACGATCGCGTCACCAGACTTCAGGTTCGCAATGTCAGTCTCAGCGGTATCTACACGAGTGGTCAGGTTGGTAACAGACTCCGCAGTAGCAGCATCCGTAATACCATAGCCCTCCAGGGTGGTGGGCTTACCAGTGATCTTCTCCCACGCGATGTCAGCAGCGGTTACATCAACCAGCAGCTGGAAGCCATCAATAGTGCCAACATTCTCGACATCGTTGAACATGTAGACCTTACCGGTCGAAGTCTGAACAACAACGTCACCACGATTAATATCAGAGGTGGTCAGAGCCAGCATCGCAGCCTGGTCAAGAACCTGAACGGCCTTACCAGAAACGTCAGCAGGCAGATTGTCACGGGATACCGTACCAGTCAGCTTGGAAGCCGCCAGAGCAGTGATACCCTCACCGGACTTGACCGAATCCATATCGGTCGCAGTCGCGTAGTAAGACGGATCCTGACCGCCGAGCTGATCAGCATTAGCAGCAGTACCAGCGAGCTTGCCCTCAGCAGTGTACTTGACAACCTTGCCAGCAACAGCAGTATCGGAAACATCAGCAACGTTTACGGCGTCAGTGATGCCATAGCCAGCGAGCGTAGTCGGAGTACCGGTTACGCCGGACCAAGCAACAGACGAAGCGCTACCAACGGTGTACTCCTCGAATGCATCAGCAACTTCAGCAGTGCCCAGCTTGGTGTCATCCTTAACGAAGTACATCAGACCAGAATCCGCTACCTTAACGGTATCACCATTCTGAACCTCAGTAGTCGTCAGAGCCAGACGAGCAGCATCGTTCTCCGCAATGTAGAGACGCTCTACAGCAGTAGCGGGGAGGTTAGCAATGTTGATCGTACCGGTGATTTTAGTTGCGTCATAAGTAGTCGGAATATCGGTGACATACGCAACCTGCTTCGCATCAAAGGTCAGAGTACCGCCAGATTCAGCGAAACGATTCGCCATTGCAACGGCGGTATCGATAGCAGCAACCTCAGAGGTCGGCTTGCCGGTAATACCAGCCCAGGTAACCTCAGTCTCGTCACCCTTCGCGATCTGCTCGATTACCGCAGCAACGCTGGCGTCAGCAGGAATCTGAGAACCTACCGTGTACGAGCCGATGTTGTGACCTTCTACAGTGATGGCTTTACCAAGAGAAACAATAGTACCACTTGTCGCAGGATGGATTATATTCCAGTCTGTGTCGGCCTGGCTATACTGCTTAATCTGGGCAAGAATAGTTTGTGCCATACTTTTAGTTCACTCCTTATTATGATTATTTTTCGAAAGAAATGCTCATTCCTTACGAAATGACAAATTTGGACTGCTTGATTACAATGAGTTGAACCGTGTCATTGGCATTCAATGTAGAGGTAAGCAGCGAAATAGACGTTCCCTCTTCGTTCACACTATAATCAATACCAAACCGAAGAATGGTCTGATTGTAGTTGACGAGCAGAACGTCAGCATTGATATCAAAGTTAGATACAGGAATCGTCGTTGTATTGTCTTCCGTGCAAGTAAATACATCATTCACCACAGAGAATTTATTTGCATCGTTAACCAACCACGATTCAATATTACCCACTCGATCCGGCAATGATTCCGTTGTCTTACGCAACCGTTTATCAATTAACATGGTAATCTGATAGACGATGTTTTTCTTCATATCTGCCAAGATCCATCGGTCTGTAAGCTCATCATAAATAAGCATTATAATACTGTTCTCAGCAAGAAGCTCCCCTTCGAGCGGGTTTCCGTACAGATCCACTAACGTGTATTCTTTGCTGTCATTGAACGTCCAGGTAGCAGTAGGTTGCACATCATTAGTGAGTTTTAAAGTGAGAACAAACAGATCTTCAATCGTCTGCGTTACGGTAACCTGCTGAGAGGTTCCGTTGCCGGATGCAATCGCAAAATTATGCTTACTGTCATCGTCCGGAGCCCAGTATAAGAACTGTCTTGTGGCAGGATCATACTGACCGATATAAGCAATCAGATTTTCGCTGTCATAAAACATCAGCGACGTTGCATACTCATTGATCTTCGTAATCGACAGCAATCCCTGACGCGCCGGTAATCCTACTGGAATATAAGAATCCGTTTCTACGTGAGATAACAGCATTGCCGGATGAACCATTTTTGAAATAATGGTATCAATGGTAACTTCATTGATGCTGTCAATATCCGGCACATGTGTTACATTAGAATAGATTCGAAGATCACCAATACGATCTGCGGTCAATTCCCCAGTTAAATAGTTATAGTGTTCTTCAATGAACTTTAATGCCTCAATACTATTGGGAGTACGAATTTCATTGGTATATGGGTCTTTGAAATAAAAAACACCAGTATCATAGTTGATACCGAGTTCTCCTGGTGAGAGTTCTTCTTTATTATCTGGATTTACATTGGGAAGAATAAATCGAAAAACGCCTGTAAAAAGCTTGATAATATCATCACTAAGCGGTTTAGACATTGCGCTTCTAACCCCTTTCCTGAGTAACTTATTGGAATGTTTCGGAGGTAAAATGCGGCGAAAATCGAAATATAAATTATACTGGTGAAGCAGAAGTAAAAATTCACTTACTCTGCAAAATTATTAAAATTCAGAAAGGATGAACGAAAATGGCTAGTCACAAAAAGATTGAAATGAGAGACTGTGGTACGTATATAATGTATATGTGCCCCAATTGTTTTGAAAGGTGTGAAGTTGGTATTACAAAGGCAAAACTTGAATTCATTATGGATGAGGAGATGGAAGTCAGCTTTAATCCAATTTCCAAAGCTGTCGCTGGTATCATAAATAACGTTCGTTGTAGGTTTTGTGGTGCCAGCATGATTCAAATTGACGAAGAAATCTCTTATCAAGTGTCACAATTTAATAAGAAGGGATTTCTAACACTATTCTCTTGCGAAGGTCATTACGAAAATGGCGGAATTAGTCTTCCATACATCGTATTCGGTTATGACCCGTATACGCTTTCTTTTAAGAATGGTACTGCTAATTCTGAGAGGAAAAGGTTGTTTGAATATGCACAAACAATGAAAGCGCATATTCAAGTTGTTCTATCTAAAATATATGCGGGCACTATCGATGTGTGTAACGCCGGCAGAGCTGTTAAGAATGCAGAAAAACGGTTTGGGAAAGTCGATGTTGTTGTTAACAACTTTGAAGCTGATGTAAACGATGATCCACGAATCAGATTGACGGTTAAAATTCCACCGGAGTTTATTATGTCACAAGAAAGTGCTAACTATTTGACTAGGGTTTTTCATAATACACTGATCACGATATTAGATAATCTTCCGGAGATCGACATGGTAACACCAGAGAACCTTGCTGATCTTACTGAGGAAAATGGTGAACCGTATATTTTAACGATTAAAAAGATGAATTGATTGAAAGGGGTCAATAACATGACATACGCAGAAAAACATTTTGTTGATCTTTATCCGTTAGTGTTCAATATGGGCATAACGTTTGTGATGGAACCTATCGCACCTATTAATGATGCAACGGCACAACAGTTGGTCAAACGAATACCTGTCGATCATGCTGTCGTATATGGCATTTATTTGATTGGAGAAAAGACTCTCATAGACCGATTGGAAGGATATGTGAGCCGTGATATGATTATTAACGGACTTGTTACAACAATGATTTGTGCAAATCATGGCTCTCCGATTGCTTATGCGGACGGCAAATGCGTAATACACCGAACAGGAGAGAACAAACTGCTCAACAAAATCTCCGAAACAAATGAAGAAGAAAACGAACGGCGGTTTAATGATAAGATCGATAATATTCTGTGTAATAAACAAGAAGAGCACTTAGATAAGATAGTAGTTTATTTTGGAACAGTAAACGTTCTTATCAACACTGCAAATCATTTACGGGGCCAACTGAATAGTGTGCCGGCGTCCTCCCCCAGCAATGAAGATGAACTTGATGAAGAAGATTTCAGCGAAGAAGAATTAGGTTGATGCTGAAGTAACAGTAAAAGAGCCCCTCCGTAATTGGAGGGGCTTCTTTTTTTTTATTCTTTCGGACCGATTACGTATTTCTTTGCACCAAGAGATCCCCACAACACAATGCGGTTATCTCCAGTATAATTGTGTAACCCGCCTTTATCCGTGATCGGGTTGAACGTTTCGATCAAATCCTTCTTGAAATCATCGAACTCATCTGGATGCTCCACATAATAAGCCAGTCTGCGCTCTAGCCCTTCATTCTCTGTGAAGTCATGATACAGCACATCATAGTAGCCTTTGCGAGTTTCACCAGTTACCACAATTGACTCCATATGCTTTGTAGATGGCGTAACAGTTGGATTCTCACCAGATGCAGGCAATACATCCAATGCCAGTCTCCGCAACTTCATCAACGGAATATCGATGATGTTATACATAATATCGATCGTTTCAATGATTTCGTCAAAGTTATGGATAACTAGATCATATGGAACGATTTCTTCGATATCATTTGGATTGATCAGTTTACCATTCAGATAGATCATTACTCGTTCAGGAAGATAAGCAAAATCCTCAATGTTTTTGTAAGGAAGAATACATTGCGCAAGTTTCATCCGATCCTCTGATTCTTCGAAATGATCCATGGTAAGCTGGATCCTGCCCATGTTCTGAGAATAGACGACACAGAAATCCTCTTTATCTCGTGGCATCTTTGTGACAACACTGCTGGTATAAGTAAATACACGAATCAGATTTGGTGTACAAGTATCAGCCGATGTAATCAACCGAGAATAGTACATTGCCATATCTTTATCGGTCACAATACCAGACTTGTACATATCAGCCAGAATAGATAAATAGCGATCTGCATATTTGTTCTCTCGGAAGTTCAATACGATATCATCAAATGCAAGGATCTGCACAGTTTCCAGGTCTTTGTCATCTACTTCTACATCAACGAAGTAAGTGTGCTCATTGATACAGAGGATAATCGAATTGTCTTTTGAAAAATGTACGAAGTCTTTGATCGTATCCAACCATTGGATCCAGATATCATGGTGTTCCATATCGTCAATCGTGATATCTTGCTCCTGATGTAACGCGTGGATCTCAGTGGATATTTCCTCTTCTGTCAATGGCGTTTCTGCAATCTTCTGTAAGAGTGACTCTGGTAATAGTCCAGTAACAGAATCTGGAATACGGTTTGCTAATACACGTAACAAATCTTCATCTGCAACGGTTAACAACTCAATCCATAATCTCTCGTCCATCTCAGACGGAAGTTCTTGACCGACCCAAACTTCTTCACCCAGTTCATCGATAACAAATGCTGCATCTTGTAATAGAGCAACGTTGCGATAGAACTTATGAATCTTGTGATGCAAATGTAACAGATGATCTTTATCCAGATAATAGTTGATATTCTTGATCGTCGTATTTTCTCCAGAAGGAGTAAATTTAATCACAACTAACTTGTCTGGATCTAACTCACCATCGATCACATATACCGGAGCAGCATTATCCGTTTTTAATGCAAACTCATACCGATCATCATTTGGAATCTTTCTTAATCTGGCTGTTGAATACTCATCCAGCATGGTGTTCCCATAGAAGATCACGTCACGATTGATATCAAACGGACAATGACTGATGATAACAGGTATCTCAGTCTTATCTTCTAATATCAGTGTCTCCTTGGTAAACTCTGTGTGCTTCTCATTATTAAAATGAAGACAAAATGCAGAGTCATATCGATAATACGGATACGACTCGAAACAACGATACCATTCTCCAACCATAGAAGCAAACTTCTCATACATCTCTTCATCCGTATCAGCTGGATCAATAATCAGATCAGAAGTAACCAGGTTGTTTAGATATTCGTTGTCACTATTGTACGGGTCTTCAATTTCCATGAATTCCGGATAGTTGATTAACCGACAAGCAAATGGATCGCGAATTCGAGTGTAAGTATCTTTGTACACTCTAATGAACGCGTTTTTGTCAACACAGATCCATGGATAGAATCTTGCATCTACCGGATACGTATCACTGTGATCTACAATGATGTGCGTATATACAGTAGTCTCTAATACATCATCGATGACTAACCCTTTGCCAGCTTCTGCATTACCACAATATACCAAGTTTCCTACAATAAATAGATCCAGATCAATCACATAGGGACAGGTAATTGTATAAACACCATCTGCATATGCAATCTGCGGTTTGAAATAACGACTCTGTGTAATATAATAGCATGCGTTGTACATGTCTACACCTACTACATCAGATTCGTTTATCGTGCAGGTATAGTTCTTTACTGATTCATCATCTGGATGAAACTCGGAATGACGGAAGATGGTATTCTCATTATAGCTGAATGACAGCTCCGTATCAAATGGATACGTTTCATCTACTACACCATATACGTGATAATCGTCGTTATTTTTCGGAACCCAAGTCATCCGAGCTTCTGCGATGTATTCATCACCGATCCAGACTTCACTACCAGCTCGTTCATTAGCATGGATCATAAAGTGTTTTCCATAATAAGCCATGTAGTTTACATCGTCGTCTTTTAACGGAAGCGTTCTGTAGATCGGACGACTCTTTCTGGCAACTTCGATGGCTTTTGTGGGACTCATTACTAGTCCCATGTCTGCAATTGTATCGTATAAATGATTGTCAACAATCACTTCATTGATCGTCATTGTCTTCCCTCCTCAATGAAGGTTTTCTTATTAAAATGTCCCAGAGTGTTATTTCAAGTATAAATTATACCAATGAGATAAGGAGGTACTAAAATGATATTTAAACGAAGAAAGATGAATAAACGAGTACAGGAATTCTTTGACTATTTAGTTGAAGTAAATCGCGAACAGGCCAAAATACCTCTAGATAAAAGAAACTTTTGGCCGTATGAATTATCTGGCCAGAAAGCATTTGGTGTTCTGATTAGCAGTATCATGGGAGATGATTATTACATTGTAGATCCGCTTCCGAATATTCAAGCAAACCCGATCATACTATATGATATTCTAATGAAGATAGACCCAGCGTTTAGACGAGCAGTTAAAAATAAACAAAAGAGGAGGAAATAAATATGTTTCTCAGTCTTGCTACTAACGTTCCTCAATATAATCAAAATGTTGAGGTAGCAGTTAAGTACAACATTGCCACCGAAGAAATCCATTGCATGGGAAATCGATTTGATGAGCCGGCAATGGATTTCTCAGAGATTACAAATTATTGTGATCCTGGAACGATTGTCATGTCGATCAGCATCAACGGACTTGTTGTGAAGACAATGAAGTATCCTGGAAATTGGATTGTCACAGAGTGTTCAGTGAAATATATCCCAGTAGGTGCAAAGTATGCCTATTTCGGATTTACTGGAACAGACAATGTATATGTCGAGTATGATGAACGAGAATTGTATCGAACGCTTATTAAGAAGTATCCAGATAAAGAAAGCTTCAAAGTTTTCAAAGCTGCGATACGAAAGGAAAACCATCCGTTTGATTATATGAACAAATATTATCCGTATGAACGACCGTATCGTAAGGATATGTTATTTTCAAGCGAAGACCTAAGAAGGCTCTTGAGCCAACCGGTTTTGTATTATGATTATCTTATGATGCGAATTTGCGGAGAATCATATACAATGTATCGCGATGGAAGCCGCGCTAATTGTGTTTTGCACTACGATAAAGAGCTATCGCATTCAACAGGATTTAATAGATTTATTGTTCGAAATGAGGACTCAGAGTCAGACTTCTTCGTAAATGAAGACGACGATAACAATTCTACAACGTTCTTTGGAAATGTTCATGGACCAACAAGTGAAGATCTTACTGGAGTTTTGCCAAGTTTTAAAGTTTTATGTTCTGATGACTATGAAGATGGAACGTATTGTTATTTGGCATATGATTATCCGGAGACGGTTTTCGATGACGTGGTAGGTAGAAAGACGTATTTTCCAAGTTTATATAAAAACAAGAGGCATCGTTATTTGTATAATGTGTTTGGTATAACATCTGACGATAGGTTTCAAGTATATCGGGTGTTTCAATTTAAACGTAAACTCATATACGATGAACCGATACCCGTTGATGATCCGAATGTAAAATATGTGTATTACTGTAGATGTATTGATGGAAACGTTCTGGTTCGATATAATGAGCAGGAGCTTTTTCGTGATGCGTTTTGCTATAACAGCGCATCAAACCGGTTGGTATTCTTCAAAATGTCTGCACACCATGTTCCGTGGAGAGCTCATCTTTGTGGGCATGACAGAAAGTATGACACCGAATGTATAGATTGCTATATGGAAGATCCAGAAGCATATTATGATACATTTATGGCTTCCATTTCTCTTGAGAGCTATGTTGTGTATAGAAATGGCGATCGATATTCTGCCATACAATATTGTGACGAACCAATGCACAAAGGGTTCTATAACTTTATTACACCGACTAAATGGAAGGAGATGACAGCTTCGTTATTGTCCCCAAGAACTTGGGGTCATATAATATATTCCATGGAAGCGGATGACCATCCAGAATGGAAATATAATCCTCCTGGAGATCATGAATATGGTGGTAATATCAATGATAGAACAAGTGAGTATAATCCTAATAACAACGACGACAACTGAAAGGAAGTATGAAGATGAATTTTACGATGAAAAAATACCCGATCAATGCCTCTCTGCTTATTGAGCTTGTTGATGCAACAGGTATTAGAATTTTTGCCACAGATACAGCTCAAGCGCTGATTGTCAATAGTTTACGTGGTTCACGTGGTATTTTGCACAGATATGATGGTCATACAGTTGATATCATTTCTGATATGGCGACTGAAGCAAACAACGCTTTAATCATGCTTAGCCTGTTGGTTTCTAACGTAAAGAACCGGTTAAACGAATTTGACCAACATCCAACCAATTATGAAGAAATTGATTTGAAAAATGTTCTTCCTACTATTTCCGAGTATTTGTTTTTAATAGCAAACTCCAGTATTAGTGGCATTGAAACCTCTATCACACCTTATACCATTGCTGAGCTGAATATGTTGGTTCATGATATACCGAGCGATGTGTTGGAAATGATCAAGAAAGAGTATATATCAGTTTATAAAGTAACATTTCCTGTTATGTCTCACACAAGAGGTGAAGTTGAAACGTATTGCGGCGCGTTTGCTTTTATTCCAAGCAAAGGCTGCAATAAAACGCAACAATGGTCTGATGAGACTGTAACACATGTAAGAGAATTCATCAATGAAATCAATCAAACAACGCGGCATGAATTAGAAGAACTATATACACAAACTGCTATACACTATGATGCGACATATGGTGTGGATTTGAGTTTCTTCAACTTTCTAACACCAGGAATCGATGGGAAATATTGTTTTGCTGCACCAGTGTTTGTGCCGATGCTATTTCTGTCATAAACAATAAAGAGGGCCGGGAATCAACCCGGCCCATATTTTTTATCCACCAATCAGTGTTTGCATTCTCTTAAATGCTTCTGTGCCCTTCTTCTGATCAATCAGCGGTTCCAAAGCCATACGAGAAACCAATGGGGATTCAAATAGCAGCATGCACAGAGTATACAGGTGATATCCAATGTAATCCAGGCTTAATGCTGTAGCAGAACCAAAACTCTTCATCCAACGTTCCGATATCACGCTGGTGTTCAGAACCTTCATGATCGTATAGTTCTTCTTCAGTTCTTCTACGAAACTGGTCAGATTATCGAATCCGTCAAGATTGAATGTGTCGTCAATTGAGTTGATGACCAGATTACCAAGTTTTGGGAAGTACTTGTTTTTAATGCGCTGGAAAAGGGTTGTGCCATATTCTGTTCCATACATTTGCACAAGAGCAAACTCCGCGCATAAGTATCGACAGGTTTCTTTCTGAATGCTGTCTGCATGCACGATTCCATTAATCACTTTGGTCATCATACCAGAATAGAACAGAACCAGTGCATCCAGTAATTCCGTTGGAAGTGTGTGGGTTTTCTCCGCAATCTCATGTGCTACACACGCAGCAAACAATACTGCCATCAGACCGGAATAATTACGCATCTGATTTACAACAATCTTACCATATTTATTGATACCAGTGAATGGCGTGATATTCACATATACGGTAACACGATTGCCGGCACTTGCAACAATGTATGGAATACAGGTTGGAATACGATATGTATCACCATATACCATAACAACCTTACCAGAGTTAAGCAGATTGCGCATTGCTCTCTTGCAGGTAATGCGGAAACGATTAGATTCAAACAGTTCATAGATAACTGTTGGATCTAACTCAGAAAGTTCTACATGTGAGAAGCCTTGACCTTCTACAGCCATACGAGGAAGAACGTCAACAACAGCTTCACCGTTGATTTTCGCCATACGATTGGCATTCTGGAACATCTCCGACTCAGAGAGACGATAGAAAAGATCGCGTTTTGCCATAGTCTCATTGATCGTTTGGAAGTCATCATTCTCAAGATCAATCGAAAATGCTTCATCCATCTTTAACCTTGCATAAGCATCTTCAAGTTCTTTTTTGAAACCTTCATCACGATTCTCACACTTCATTAATTTATCAATGGCATATGTCTCACGCGGATTATTTTTGTTTTCAATAGTGATGAAATGGATTTTATGGTCATCCGCCGAGTAAAATCCTATACTGCCGCCATCTTCAGCATATACATAATGAATTTTCTTTCCCTTGAACTTTTTCAGTTCTTTTAAACCGGCTTCAATATCTTCACTTTCTCTATTTACTTCATAGGACAGGTCTTCCCATCTATTCAAGATGCGTTTAAAACTCGGTAAATTAGGTTTAGCGACAGCATCGAAATATTTAATGATATCATTAGCCGAACATCCAACAACCGTAAGAGGGAGAATAAAAACATCAGGATTGCTATAATTGCCGGATTTTACTTTTAAAGCTTCTTTAATCGAATCTTCAGCGTACTTAGCATGCTTTTTAGCAGTTTCTTTTTCCTGCTTTGCTTTATCCATTCGATATTTTACATAAGAACCGGCAAAAGTTCCAGCAACCATAGCAGCAAGCGCTGCACCAGCAGAAACCGATTCATTCATTTTGCTATTTTGAAACGCTTCATTGACAGAGTCTTTGTTTCTCGCTTTCAGTTCTTTTGCACGGACATTCAGCGCATCCATATATTCTCCCTGTAAGAATTTTTGATGCGTTCTGATCATATCAACAGTAAGCCCTTTATCTACCCACTGTTTTACCTGTTTGTATTTCTTAAGGTCTTCTGGTTTTCCAGCTTTAACACGTTCGATATTAACGATAATTCTATCAAGTTGTGCTACGGCTGTTTTGATATCGCGCTTCAAATAATTAACTCGCTCTAAATCTTTTGCTGCTTTCGCTCTTTTGAGAAGTTGTGGGCGAAGTTTATCATAACCGAGAGGCGTGCTAGCACCTGTTACGCCGTTTTTAACCATATAGTACCAATCGGAAGCAATAAGAGTGCTCTCATTGATATCGATGACCATTTCCATTCCTGTATCAATCATGGGACCTTAACCCCTTTCTTATATAAGCTAATTAATGAAATGTCTTGGGTTGGCAAATAATATGTGGGTCCCGTCGGCAACTGGGACCCACTCATCGAAATGAAAGGAGAGAAAAAACAATGACAAAACGAACAAAACTGCGCCAGCCCCCGTTGCCCACAATTCGCTCGTCTTCAAGATGTTAATAAGTTTGAGAGTTGAAATACAGCGAAGGAAGGATGTGTAAGAAAGAGTTCAATATCGGCCCCCATGATCGATACCGCACCCTTATTAAAATGTTTATTGCTGTAAATTACTATGTCTGAAACAATCGAATAAGATTGAGGTGATGCGCTGTTGTCTACGAACAATCATGGAAAAATATACATCAATAAAGATGGCAAACGAGTACTTCGTATTTCAGAAGTTATCAAAATTTTAGGAAAAGATCAATTGATTATTTGGGCAAATATGCTTGGATTCAAGAAGATCTATTACAAAGCTGAATTGGAACGAACCGCAAATATCGGAACAATGGTGCATGCGGTCTTAGAAGATTTCACCGATGAATCTACATTGACTGATTTATCCCAGTTTGATCCAATCGAGTTTGATATTTACCAAGCGAGTGATAAACTAGAAGTCAGCAATGCATTGCAGTCGTTCTTCTTATGGTATCGAAAAAACTCAAAGCTGTTTAAAGTAGTAGATACCGAAGTGGAAATGGTTGGTGATCGATTCGGTGGAACAACTGATATTATACTGCAGTCTCCATTACACAAAGACCGTGTGATCATCGGCGACTATAAAACTGCAAAGAGTGTGTATCTGTCTATGTATTTACAAGCTGGCGGATATATCGCATTATACGAAGAATTACACGGTAAGAATACGTGCGACGGTGCAGTGATTTTTCAATTGGATAAACGAAATGGTCGTCCAGCAAATCCAAAGTTTATCAATAGAAAAGATATGCAGAAATACATCGACGCATTTTTTGCTCTGGTACAAGTAGCTACATTAACCAAAGAGTTGGAAGACTCTATGCCATTTGATATGACCACTTATACATTATCAGAAATTTCATAAGGAAGGTTCATATACTATGCCTCACGAATTCGTTACTAAAACCAAATCAAGCCCATTGGAATATATCGACAAAAAGGTTAACGTGCTGGATACACCGAATGAGAGCTCAACAATACGGTGTGAAGAATGTAAAAACGCAAAAGCGGTTATATTAGAACAGCGGTTAACCGATGTACCTCTTGATAGAATTAGTCAGCATCATATAAAAGAGTGCCAATTCACTAAAGTTGTGTATCGTTGCAAGTTTGATCCAAAGAATACATATCGAACACATATGTCGACTTGTGATAAGGCTGTTCGCAACAAAGATGTTATCATAGAGGAACGATTTACCAATCACGCGGAACAGCGATTCCAGCATGATATCGAAAACGCAAGAAGGATAGGGATTTAATTATGGCTAAGTCAAAAGTAAGAAAGAAACCAGTCCATCAGAAACGCCCTGGGCTCAATCCGGTACAACGGAAAGCACTCGCCAAAAAGAACAGTGAAACGGTCAGTGAATACTTAACAAGAATGCGTCATCGTATGGCATGGATGTTTGTGATTGCTTTGGATGAGTGTGATAAAGTTGATGTTGATCAGGATACATTAATGGATATCATCGATAAGTTCTGTGAAACAAGTGATGAATATAACGCACTAATGGAGAAAGATGGAGAAGAAATTGCCGATGAAAAGCTGAATATGCGAGTCAATAAAATCTTAGGATTAGGTCCAATGGAAGATACGCCGGATAAAATTCGAGGAGAAGGAAACTACAATATGGAGGAAGAATAAATATGGGAAAAGGATGGAAACGAACAGGCTTTAGTGATAATATTAAAACGTATGAAACCCGAGTTTATTACTCTGAGTCAGACGATTGTTTGCATATCGATTTGGTTGATTACACAGAATTCACAAATGCCCAGCCACAGATACGAACGTATCAAATGTCAAGTACTCCAGGTGTACAATACATATGCATTCCGATTGCAGAATGGTTCGGAGATAGTATTCCGAAATCATTTGATAAGATGCTAGATGCAGCTGATGATCGAAAAACGACTAAATATAAAATACGATATAGCAATGTGGAAACAATGGATACCGTATCGTATACCGGAATCACTCAAATATGCGAAGATGATACTGCTTCTCGACGGTTAGCCATGATGAAAAAATATGATGAAAAAGATCATAAATACCGAGATGTTCTTTTAGTAATTCCAACCGATGAGGATTCAACTATACAAGAACTTAGTGACAAAGACGAAACGATCCATAAACTCGAGAATGAAAACTATAAGCTGAAACTAGAACTGACCAGAGTAAAACGTGATCTATCTGAAGAAAAATCTTATGCCGCGCATATCAACTTTGAATTATACAAGGTTAAGAATGCGTCATTCTGGGTGAGATTGAAGTTCTTGTTTTTTGGTTATAATAAATACACGTTTACAAAATGAAGAAAGGAAGAATGTAAATGAAATTCAAACTGATGGAAGTAAGAGGATTAGCAACCGCGTGTTTGTCGCTGAAGATGTCGAAGCGTTCTTATACAGAAGAGTATGAGAATAAACTTCGTGAAGCAATTGCTGCGTGTACAATACCAAGAAATGGTTTTATGTCCGCAAGAACTGACGAAAATGCCTCCTATCACGATTTTCTGATTGAAGAACTTGATAAGGTTGCTAAATGGGGAGCGGGGTTTGGTGCAGATGGCTCTCTACAAGCTGGGCACGATACATTATTGAGATTTATTGACCTACACATTCACGTTGAAGGTTTACATTATGCTGGCATGGCGGATTTAGACAGTCATGCAATGCGAATGGGAAATCGTATTGTTCGTTCCTCTTCTCGTCTTACTACAAAAGGTTCTACTGAATTATCTGACTGGTACAAAGACAAAGTCATCCCGCTTTGGGAAGTAGACAAAAATGTCCCCCAGCATATAGAACGTGACGGACACACCTTTGTTTATAATGGATTTGGATATATTCGAGACGATCTGATAGAAGATAAAGATGTGCTTCGCGGCTTATATCCGCTTGGCATGGCTTCCGATTGTATCTTTGCTGTTGATCTGTTTGATATGCGTCACATTTATAAGCGCCGTAATGCGTTCACTCATGCAGCACCGGAACTTCGTGAAGGAATCGAAGATCTTGCTGATCAAATAGGAAAAGCGTTGCCTTGTAATCTTGGATATATGGTTCGATATGATTATTGTGCAGATGGCAAGTTACATCATGTAATGGATATCGACAAAACATTTCGGAGCAAAGAAGAATGAGCGTTCGAATTGATATAGTAGTACGGATGTTTCTATTTAAGATCAAAACCCCAATTGATCCGCGAGATGAGGAAACAAATAAAACCTTAGAAGATCTGATATCTTCACTATTTGATGCCAGTTGTGAAGAAGCAAGTTTCATTATGGATCAAAAGGGGTTTACTCCTGGAATAGAAGCATTGCGTTGCTATGTGCTATATGCATCTCAAGCATGGAGTGAAGGAGCTGAAAAAGTCAATGATGCTAAACTTCCGCTCATTGCTCCAACCTCTGGTGGTAATACGCTTATTGTTGATACTCGTGGGTTCATTGGTGTTCTACTGCAACTCCCAGATGAAGAACAAGGCCCATTGAAACCCATTCTTCAAGAATATCTGGAAGAAGAAGCAAGAGAGCATCCGGAATACATCAAATTTGAATCAGCAAATAAACAGCCGGAGATCCGATTGACAAAACGAGAATTTGAGGATATCGTTCCAGTAAATCGGTTGATGGAGAGACAGCTATTACCAGCATATTTCGATACCTATGATAAGCTTATGATCTATCGTGGTATGCACGATTATGATGATCCGATGGCAAAAGAGCTTGCTGTACGTATGGAATTAATCACCAAACGTATGGAAGAAATTGCAAAGGGGGAAATATGACATGGGTAACGCTTGAAATATAAATTATAAACGTGATAGAGGGATCTCATTATCGAGGTCCCTCTTTTAATATCTAAATGGATAAGGATGTGAATGTAAATGAAAAAATTTAATGAAGGAGATGTCTGGCTGTATGATCCAGACCCGGAAAACAAGCACAATATCTCAAAAGATGTATTGAGCGAATTAGGAGCACTATCCAAAAGACCAGTTTGTATCATTCGGGGAACAGATGATGATGCCCCATATGACACACTCTTAGTTACCCCTGCAACCAGCCAATTAGTTCCATGTATTGAATTCGAAAAAGACGAAGTTTCATATACCGGTAAGAAACGAATGGAACAACTTATGTTAAAACCATATGAAATTTATCCAGTACACGAACATCAACTGGTTCAATATTTTGGAAGATTGAGTGACGATGAATTATCGAGACTGATGACTGCGATAACAAACTACATAGATGGCAGTGCAATTGCAGATGTATGTACTGCATCATCTATGGAATCTTGGCAAAAACACCGTCGTGTTATAATGGCAGATAGAGTTCGTAAAGCAAAGACAAGCAATGTGATTTCGATCGAGAAAAAGAAATCAGAATCCATGAAAGCTCTTGAAGAAGAGATGTTAAAATCTGCGGAAGAAATTGACAAAGCGATTGAAGATTCACAGATTCGGCATTTTGATGTTCCATCTGATTTTACGACCATGCAGAAGATCTGTAAATCGTATTGTGGTGGAACAAAACCAAATCAGGCTACGTTAACAATGATTCGAACCGTACCGTTGAGCGATGCAGAAGAGATTCGAAATTCTCCGCTGCGCGTTGTTCAACAGAAGTACAGCATTTCCAAATCAGCTGCTGGCGCTGTAAAGCTGCTAGCAGAAGATTATTTGTCTCACAACAACCGTTTCTCTTGGAAAACATCTGAAGAGAAAATGGTTATCGAGCGAGAACCCGAAATCGATGAATCTATCTATTCGGAAACGATTGAGTCTTTGAAGTGTTATCTCACAGATAAGAATATCAAATACGTTCCGGATAATGTGTTGAAGAAATTGCTTGAAGTGCCAGAGAAAATATTGGCGAAGCACTATACTGGTTCTGCATTTAAGATGCATTACAGTGAACTGGAGAAGCGAGCTAAAGCAAATTAATTAAAAAAGAATTTAAAACGTCAATCAAACGTTAAAAACATGAATGAATTCTTCTGCATAAGAAATGATTCACAAAACTAAACCAAACCTTAGCGCAAATAAAGAATCATGAAAGTAAATCTATCTGTTCTGATGAGTAATGAGCTATAAAACTTAATCAGACACACAAGAAGAGGAGAAGCGATTTATTGAGTAAAATCAATTCTATTGAAGCAAAAGAATTAACCTCCTCATCAGCATTTTTGTAATCGATGAATTAAAGAAACTGATCAACTATTAATACAACGAATGAGGTGTTTAAATAGACCAAAAAAATTAGAAAGCGTAACCGAATTAATGATATCGATCAAACTTAACGGACATCTGCAAATGAATTAACAACTATAATCAAAATTAAACACGAAATATGATGTTTACAATATGATTAAACGTTAAGTATGGTACAGAGTTTTCAAAGAGGACCTAACTAATAGCAACTAAACGATTTACAACAAACATCAAATCTTAGTATATATGAAAGAAGTAACAAATTGAACCAAACCCTTCCTTAAAAACTGATTCATTTGGCAAAATCAAAAATAAACGCAATAAAAAAAAAGATTCACAGCGACCAATCAATTAGTGCACAATAAAGAATTTCCGCAAGCAACCAAAACACTTCACCCAAATGATTTACACAGCAAAGCAACCATTAAGGCGAGAAAAGAATTTTAGCTAACGATCAAACAGTATCTTGTGCCGGAATGATTTAATGTGATAAATCAATATTTTGAATTGAAAAAGAAGTTCGAGAAACTATCAAATCTTTTAGCATTATCTGAATTACAGGAATGAACCTATGTCCCGCTGGCAAATGAATTAAAACTCTCGATCAAACCCATGGTTGTAAAATGATTTATTGGATGAGATCAAAAATAGTAGTTTGTAAAGAATTGAACAGCAAAACCAATCATTAAACGGAAAAATGAAGTAAAGAATAAATCCGAATATTTGATCTAAATCTGATTTTTGCAAAAGATCAAACTCTTGCAAGAAAAAAGAATCAGGAAAGGATACCAAACTATCTAGTTCTAATGTCCAATTAGTAACGGGTGTCATCGCGGCACCCGTTATTTTTTTATCTTTTCGTCAACGTGTTATTGAAAGTTGGTGGTAGTAGTCAATGAGTAAGGATTTTAAGATTATAGCAGCAATGGCTGATTTACATATTGGATTAAAACGTATTCCAGCAGATTCATTAAAGGATCAATTGAAGAAGCATTTCTTTAAACCGTTGAATGAAATCTATCAGTTGGATGCAGTATTGATTCTTGGTGATGTGTTGCATACGATTATCAGTTTGAATACGGAATATTCGGAATTGTTTAACTGGTTCATTTCAAGGTTGTATCGATTGGGACAAAAACGGAAGTGTCCTATCGTTATTATTAAAGGAACCATTTCTCATGATAATGATCAGTTGAATAATATCAAACACTATCAGTACAATGATGACGGAGTGGATTTTCGAGTTTATGAGGATATTCAAGAGATTCAATTGTTTGATAATTTTAATGTGCTGGTTCTTCCGGATGTTAGAGTAAAAGAAGCCAAAGATATCGATAAGTTTTTAACCAAGCAATATGATATGATCATTGGGCATGGACTAATCGATGCGATGCGATTCTTTGTTCAGGATTCAGAAGCGAGTCCAACGAAAGCATATGTGTTTGATTCGGATAAACTGATGGAGTGTTCCAAGGGTCCAGTATTGTTTGGTCATATTCATCAGTATCAGCATATTCGGCATAAGTTCTATTATGTAGGACCGTTTACATTATTGGAACGTGGTGGACATGAATCTGGATTTGCTATCGTGGGAATCGATAATAAGGACCATACGAAGTTTCGAGTAGAGCATTACATCAATCCAGATTCAGCCAGGTATTACAATATTGATATCACAAAAGATATCATCACAGATTCATCAGCAGAAGATATTATTGATGCCATTGATGAACTGTTAGAAGATTCAAAAGAGAATGACTTGATTACATTGAGAATCACACGAGATGATCAATTGGAATCATCAGAGAAGGTTCTCATGTTAGAGAGCCGATATCGTTCGGATAAAAGAATCAGCATCATCAAGAAGATCAAAACAAAGAAAGAAGAAGCTCGTGAAAAGAGAGATGCAGATCGAATTCAGCGATATTCCTATATCTCAGATCCGAATACAACAATGGCTGAAATTATGTATCGGTATTATCTGGAAGATGTGAAACCAAACTTTCCAGATCAAAGTTGTGAAGAAGCGAACATTCCAATAGATGACTTCATTGAGGTCTTTAAATGACAGTTTGGGTAGGTGTTGTAGATGTTTCGTTCGTTGGTAATTCATGAAATCACACAAGAGTCGTATGAACACACATTAGAGGCCACGCAAGCCGCAGCGAATCTGTTAGCAGATCGATTGAACCAGCTTGCAATCAATGGTCCGATCGACAATATAAGCTTACAATCGCTTAACTTCGATGCGGTTCCAACGAGAACTACAAGATATGATTATGCTGGAGAAACCTTGGAAATTCAGTATAAAGGACGAGTCACGGGTGTTTTGATTTATAACCAATAAAATACAGTTGCCGGGATGTTTGATTTCATCCCGGCTTTTGTTTTCTATGGTTTCATCAACAGATCAATACTGCTGTGGTTAGGGTGGTGTTTATGTGGGCACAAATTATATCGACATGCTCAATCAAAAGATAACCCATTTTCCGATATATTTGGACGTTGATACGTTGGATTTATATTGTGAGTATGTGTTGTCTTCTGAAGATAATAAATGTATCTCATTCTCAAACTTGTTGAATCTTCGTGATTATATTGCAGTAATGGATCCGAAGATTTTCATGCAGAATGATGCAAAGTATACGAGATATCAGTTTGTACAGAATTATTTGGAAGCGAAATTAGATCAGGGAATTACATTGCCGTCTCTGATTTTGGAATATATCAATGGTCAAGTGGATCCAAAGTTTCAGAAATTAATTAAGACGCATATTTTGGATAGTTATGAACCGGGAAGACTTGGTAAGAAAGACATTGAGTTTATCAATTCTTCAGTGTATCAGCAGTTGAATATGGTGTTCTTGCATAATTACAAGAGGCCGTTGACGAAGATGATTGAAGATATTGAGACCAATACGTTCGGTTCGAAACCGGAGTATATGGATAACGCGATTCAGTTCTTTCAGAAGATGCTGGGTGAAATGACGAAAGTCCAGAGACGATCAAAACAAGAGAATCGTTTCAATTTGTCTGATCCAGCGTTGTTTACTGCGGTAATGCAAGAAGCATGTGATCGACTGTTATCCGATAGTCAGTTCTTGGAATGCGGTATGCAAGGACTGAATAAGATGCTGAATGGAGGATTCGAAAATGCCCGTGTATATAACTTTATTGGTGCAACTGGCGGTTTTAAATCAGGTTTGATGTTGAATCTGATGAAGCAGTTCCAGTTGGTCAATAAAGGTAAAGCACACAAGGATCCAACCAAACGTCCGACCATTTTATTTTTATCTCAAGAAAATAATATCTGGGAGACCATTCTTCGTATCTTTGGTATTTATGCGTCGACACAACCGATCAAGCAATTTACACCAGATCAAATCATGAAGATGTTAGCAGCTGGTGGATTTACTGTTGTGAATGATGAGAACGATATTGATATTGAGTTCCGATATTATGGAAATATGGATATTGGTGTTCCTGATATCAAAGGTATCGTTGAAGAAATGGATAATGACGGACGTGAAGTAATCTGTATTATCCAGGACTATATTGAACGGCTTCGTCCACCGCAGAGAACCGTAGAAAAACGAATCCAGCTGTTTGATGTATCGAATGAGTTGCATGATTTGGCAATTGAATTAGATATTCCGATTATTACCGGTTCTCAGTTTAATAGTCAGGGTGTAGCAACAATTGAATCAATGCAGCAATCGAACAAGTTTGATATCGGTCGAAATGTAAAGTCGAGTGATATTTCAGAATCGTTTGGTATGCTGAAAAACTTCGACGTGAATATCGGTATTGTTATCGAATATGATTCTGCAGATGAGAGGTTCTATTTGTCATTCCGTAAGATGAAGATGCGTGGCGCGGATGACATGGCTATCGATTACTTCCTGCAACCGTTTGTTGGTAGAAAAAGCAAGATTCAGCTGATGATGGATTACAATGTGGAATCTCCAGTGTATCGACTGTCTCTTGGAGATGAATTGGTTGCGGAGATGTATGACGCAGAAGCGAATCTGGAGCTGCAAACCAGACGTAAGAAAGCGTTGTATAATAACGAACTTGATCTTCCGATGGATCCGGAAACTGAAGACAATCAGAGATTCTTTGATACGATTTTTGCTGACAATGACAGAAGTCAGAAAAAGATTGAAGATCTCCAGGTTGACGAACAGACGGAGAAAGACGAAGACGGTTATACCATTCTAACATGCATGCCTCTTGCCTATCAATGGCGTGAGGCGATGAGAAAAAGGAGAGATTTGTAAATGATTAACAAAGATGAAATTGGTGTATTCTCTGTAGATGAACTGGACGAACTTAGCGAGATCTCTGATGAGACTCTCGCACAGGAAAACAAGTTTATCGAAGACGAAATTGTACCGATTGCACGGATGATGGAAAATCTGCCGTGTATGTGTCCGCCAAAAGCCGTGGATGTAGGACCTGTTGCTAAGGTGTTAGAAGGAGCCAATGTAGTAGAAAAATCTCCTGACGATGTTAAGGTAGGAGAAGTTGTTCTGACACCTATTGATACAGATGATGTTCCTGCTCCTGTGTATGAATACAACGCCGTCGTACATTCTCGGGATAATGAATTTCTGAAAACGGTTGCTGTGATTCGTCATTGTCCGAAATGTAACCATATTCAACTTGCTGGTGATATGGAAATGGTTACTAAGATCCTCGGATTTGGCTACATGAACGTGCTGGACTATGAGACAAAAGACATGAAGAATGACGAAGAGGAAACTTCCGAGTGTGGAAACTGTGCACATTGTGAAGCTTGTGAATCCGATATTGTGGAAGGCCAAGTAGAACTCGAAGAAGTCGTTGAAGACAACGAAAAGAAAGAAGAGTGTGAGGGTTGATTCCCTCACACTCCTGTTTTATGTATCCTGGTGCTCTAACCAATTGGCATCTAATGCCTTTTGATTTTTGGTTTTGATTGTAATAAATAAGTTCTGTATCTGACTTGGATTGATCAGCACGATAGTCTGTTTAATGCGGAACTTTGATGGACACTCTTGTCCATTCATCCACATAATAAACCAACCAAGCAATGGTGTTCCGTATACATCTGAGCTTAGCAAATCCGGTCTGCAACGATATTTCTGTCTTTGATCTTTTGTTACTTTATAGACAGACAGATATTCTTTCACATAGGGATAGAACTTCTGAAATGCAGTTGTTGATTTGACGATCATATAGCTAACCGTATTCAGAAATGCTACATTATTGATATCGTACACATCGGTATAGTCGATCAGTTCTGATAGTGTTTTGGTATTATTCAATGAAGCCATTTAGATATCGCTCCTTTGGTGTTAGATATACATTAGGTACCCCTCTTCGTATTTCCCTGTTGGGCAAAATAACAAAAATGGAGTTCCCTTTCTGAAAATAACTGGACAAGTGGTACCACGCAATAGTGGGAGCGTAATAGAGTGTGATACGGTAACTGTATTCTTTCCAATCGGATAGTTGGTGTTTGCCGTATAACTGTTATTCACCGTAATTGTAGTGGTGTTATTATCCTGTGGAACGGTTGGGAGCGCTTCTGGTAAATTGATTTCTACGTAGTTTGTTGTTCTTGGGTTGATATAAGTGTATGCACGAGCGGAAAACACTTTTACGACAAGATTCGTTACATTCATATCAACACATCCTTCCTCATTGTGTTTTCGTTTAATACAATGTCCCATACATTAAATAGAGGTGATTCGTATGCATAAATATTCTGAAGAAAGAGAAGCAGCTACCGCAGAGATTGTAGCTGACATTATTCGGCTGGTACGAGAAGAGGATATTCCGCTTCCGGTTCTATTGCAAGTCCGTGAGATGGTAGCAGAATACGAAACTCCCACAGAGTATCAGGTTGTGATGAACCATGTGGGATTAGAAACGGAATGATAAATGAAATGGACTATTATCGTGTCATTGTAGCAGGCGGCAGAAATTTTAATCAATACGATTTATTAAAGAACACCTTAGACGGTATATTCCGTCACATAGATGAACCAATTATGATTGTATCTGGTGGAGCAGCTGGAGCAGATCAATTGGGCGAAAAATATGCCAGAGAACATGATCTTCCCATTGACCACCATCCCGCACAATGGGTGAAATACGGTGCCATTGCTGGATTCATCCGTAATCAAGAGATGGCAGAATGCGCAGATGCGTTGATTGCGTTTTGGAATGGAAAGAGCCGAGGTACAAAAGATATGATCGATAAAGCGAAGAAAAATAAATTAGATATTGATATCATATATTATTGATCAGCATCATTAGGAAGTAGGACTCATATATGAGTAAGAAGAAATCTAACCCCATGCTACCAACCCCAACCAAAAGTCAACAAGAAGCATTAGCTTTATTTGGCGCTTGGTATGAGAAGAATCAATATAAGAAGCAACCGATCTTACGTATTGGTGGTCCAGCTGGAACTGGTAAGAGCCATCTTATTAACTATATCAAATATCTGTTTGATTTAGATGTAACCAATTGTTGGGTCGTTGCATATACCGGACAAGCGGTGAATGTGCTGCGCAGAAAAGGTATTCACGCAAAGACAATCCATTCTTCGTTCATGTATGCAAAAGAAGTTCCATTGAAGGACAAAACGGGAAATGTAATCCTGAAGAATGGAATACCGGTAGTTACGACAAAGTTTGTTCCGATAAAGAAGATTTCATCCAAGGTCAAACTGATTATCTGTGACGAGTACTCTTTCGTTCCAGAAGAGTTAGAAAACCTGATGAAGAGCCATCATGTTCCAGTGCTTGCATTAGGAGATCCATTCCAGTTGCCCCCAGTTACTGGTAAACCATGTTTTTCTATGGAAGATCTGGATTACATACTAACGGATATTGTTCGTCAGGATAAAGACAGTGAGATTGTGGATTTGGCTACTCGTATCAGAGAATTTGAACCAATCAATCCGTTTCGATATACCAATCAGGTGTTCTTTGCTAATCCGATGGGAACAATAGAAGACACGTTCCTGACGTATAGGGCGTGTTTTCGGCGTTCTGATATGAATATTGTGTCCACGAATAAGCAGAGACAGATCATTACCGATTTGTATCGAAAGCACATTGTTAAGACAAAGTCTCCCTATCCCGTTACCGGAGAAAGAATGATTTGCAGACGCAACGATTGGAACCTTAACATCGGCGGGTATCCGTTGACGAATGGTATGGTTGGCACTTGTATGACAAATATTCCCCGTTCTAATATAGAGAGAAAGAACGGAACGTATTACATGGATTTCCAACCAAGTTTCATCGAAAATGACTACTTTGGAAATCTGATGTGTAACTTTAAATTTCTTCATTCACAGTTTGGAGATAAAGAAGTTACCAAATATGATATGGGCCACATGTTGGAGTTCGGACACGCGTTAACGGTCCATTTAGTCCAAGGTGCAGAAGCTCCTGGAGTAACTTTTATGGACAGCTACAGAAGAGATCAAGAATACATGGCACGTTTGAGATATACGGCAGTATCTCGAGCAAAAGATTGGTTGGTATACATACAACCTTGGCCAGATTATAGGGAGGAAGAAGCATATGATGACATCGACTAATAGACCATCGAAAGAGGATTATTATCTCAATATTGCTCATGAGGTAGCAATGCGAGGAACTTGTGTTCGCAGAAATTATGGCGCTGTGATTGTCAATAATGATGTGATTGTTGGCACTGGTTATGTAGGCGCTCCTCGCGGACGAGTGAACTGCAGTGATGTTGGTGAATGCTATAGGCAGAAGCACAATATTCCACGTGGAACTCGATATGAAACTTGTCTGAGCAAAAATACCAGAATCTTAACGAACGGTACAATCAAGACAATTGAGGAGATGTATCTCTCCACGAATTCTGATATGGACTGTGTAGCTGCTATCGAAGCAAGTGGCAGAGAGTTATTAACACCTGACAACGTACTATATAGAAATCCCGGTTTAGATTTTGTTCCAGAGTTAAAAGTGAATGCTCCGATTGGAAACATCATGAAAACAAAATTTTGTGAAACTCTGTTACGCGTTCCGATTATTAGCCTTATCAGATATAAAGATGATGAAGCGATAAAAGCGTTGGAAACTGGCCATATAGACTGTACCCCTGAACACAAGTTTTTAACCCCGTCTGGTTACGTAGTGGCAGAAGATCTTTCGGCTGGAGACATGTTAACACAATGCGTTGTTGCACAGAAGCCATATGAAATTCCATATAACGATTATGTGTATGACATAGAAGTTCCTGAATATGAAAACTTCGGAATACTGTATAGTGAAACTTGTTATACGTTCTCTCATAATTGCAGGTCAGTGCACGCTGAGTGTAATGCGATTATGAATGCTGGTCGAGATAAGTGTATTGGAGCGACACTGTATCTATGTGGTGTTGAAGCTACCACCGGAGAACTGATTAAAAATGCAGATTGCTGTAGTATGTGTAAGAGAATGGTTATCAACTCTGGGATCGATAAAGTTGTTATTCGAGATCCAGATAAACCGGAAAAGATGCGTATTGTTTCGGTATCTGATTGGGTAAAAGCTGACGATTTCTATGAAGAAAACAACAGCGGTTATTGATGGTTTGAAACATTTTAATAACCAACAAAGAACTGTTGCCCGATCTTTTCGGGCTTATTAAAATGACTCGAAAGGGGCAATATAACGATGAGTAGTATTTCGGATCGCTTAATAAAAGTGATCGATGAAAAAGGCTGGTTAGCTCTTTCTTCCATCTATTTTGATAATGCTGTTGCTTTGACAATGAATACATCCGGGGGTCGTGTAGCATATTCCGCATCAGAAGGCCTTGTATTCTGGCTCTCTAATCAGGATATTCTGGACTCTGCTAATACGGAGAATGGTCTGGTTCATATGGATCCATCATTCATGGGTCATCAGACACATCTTGTTGTACAGGATATTGAATGTACACAGCATTTTACCATGGCGTTGTATGCAAAGATGAATTTCTATTGGGATGGCCAGGATGCATTTCCCGTTCCGAAGATTCCGACGAAGGATGAAATCATGGCCATGAAAAAGGATGAGGCTACTGGACTGTATCCTGGAACCGATACAATTGTCGGCATTAAAGAGAGGTACACCGGTGAAATTTCCACGCCAAATTATCGTGCAGAGAAATCGACTATCCTGATGTATGAGGATTCTCAGTTTACTGGCGAACCGACTGACAAAAAGCTGTTGGAGAAGAAACATCTGATGACAAATGTATCGTTGTTTGAGACACCAAACTTCCCGATCGGCTCGACACAGACAGTTTTTGCATCTGGTGTGAATATCGATGCGTGGAAAGCTTTCTATGACAATCAGGAGAAATTTGCAACTGCTATAAAGGAATATACAGGCATCTCAGACATCAAATAATCAAAAATAATTGTCCCGGGATTGATTCCCGGGACTTTTACTTTCTTGGTTCGATCTTTCATAAATCTGGTTAACTCCTGGCAGACGGAAAATTGTTACTCTGTCCAAATAAAGTGTATTATGGTAGTAATGATAAGATTAAAATATTAACTCCTGATAAGTTCTCATGGAATAGATATCATATTGTACCGTATTATGTATGGAAAGTATATAACACCGAATATCTATTTTATTCAACTAGTCGCTACTCAAGCCCGACATTTATTAGTGAGTTGTCTACAGCAATCACTCTCCCATACACAATAAAAGATGGTTATGCTAACAATTGGCATTGGGCATTTACGGCTAACCTGAACGGTTTGGCGCCTAAGTTAATAAAAACTGACGATCATCTATTTTTAAATAGAGGCGGCTACGAAATAGATCCATCTGAGTGGAATACATATTCATCGTTAAGAATAGATGGCATACAACAATCTAATGGATATGTTTGGTATTTAACAAGTGTTGCTGGTGTAACATCTGGCAAGGTGTATCTATTTACCGGAGATGTGCTAGAAAAAGATGGAAAATATTACATAGAAAACTATATTACTTCAACGGATGACCTATCATCTAGTTACGGTGGTCCCGCTGTAATACGCACAATACATAGTACTACCAGGTTATACAGTGTATCATTTACCGAGGTACATGGGCATCCCGTTACGATGTACTATAACGATTACACGCAACGACCAACGACCATTTATGGATCAGTTTCTAATCCAACTTCTACAGCTTATCCATCAGATGGACTTTCTGGTTCATACTGGTACATTAAACAGTCTAATACTATTGATGGTAAAGGAGATTTCATTGATGTGGTTTATGATGAAGACTCCAGTGCATATCCTATATCTGGAGCACAGGATGGTTTCTGGTATGAAATAATGTGATACTGAAGATCCTGAGCCAGGGAAAGCTTCTATTGACACCGAATCACTGTTATATGGGTCAAAATAAAATAGACCTAACTAAAGATACCACATATGATCTATCTATATATGCTACCAAAGAAGAATTAGAAACAGTGAAAGGAATGATAGAAGTGAGTGCTAGAATAGTAGAAACAAAAGGTTTGCAAGTTTCAGGTTCCAGTTCAAATAATAACGTGACTTATACAGTAGCAGAATGTGATTACATCATTCTTTACGGGAAAAGCGATGAATCAATTTATTCTGCTAAATCGGTCTGTTATAAGGGTGGAAGTGCATATGTTTCTGCGCTAATTACAGGTGGTGTTTACAATAGTTTAGTGTCTTTATCTTCTAATGGGAAAACATTGACAGTTAAAGCCGCTACTAATCAAATGGAGTTATCATATATCTGCTATAAATACGACACATAAACATTCTGTCAAAAAATACCGTCCTGACAACACATTAATACGCTGGTATAGTAATTTCAGTAAGACGTAATTTGAAATATAAATTATACCGGTGACAAACTGGATGAGTTGATTCAGCAGCTCGTCCGGATTTGTGTCCTGAAATTTGCTCGTTCCGGGGACACAATATGAAGAAAGGACGATTTAACAATGGCAAAGAAGAAGAAAAAGAACAAGATCGACTGGTTCTCTCAGTATGAAACCGGTAAGAAGAAAGACAAGAAGCGCAAGGAAAAGAAGTCCGATAAGCACGTCATGTATAATGGTCCGAAGCTGAAGGCGGTTAAGCCGACGCTGGATCGTAAAGAAGTCCGTGCGGCACAGAAGGCAGCCAAGGAACCCGCTAAGATTGCTGATGCAATTGTAAGCGCGAAGAATAAGTGCAACCATTGCCAGGAGATGCTGACGGTTGAAGAATTCGCTAAGAAGTATCCAGTCAGTCAGCACATTGCACCGATGCTGAACGAGTATATCGCTGAGTTCGGTGAAGAAAACGTTCGTGTTTGTGGTGCATGTTTCACTCCGGTTGTCAGCCGTGATGTGATCAATCCGAAGGAAGTCAAGCGTTCGTTCCTGATTGTTGATGGCACGCTGAATCACCTGATGGCGAATATGCGGATGTCCAAGAAGGAACTCAAGTTCATCAAGAAGTCCGTAATCAGAACTTCCGAGATGACCAATACAGTAGTTCCGATGTTGGAAGAGCTGCGTGAGAAGGAAGAAGCAGTTCGTACGAATCAGCCGGCGAAAACTGCAGTAGGCGGTCCGGCTCCGGCGAATCATAATACTTCCTCCGGCGGTCTTGCAATTCCGGAAGGCGTAACCTTCTAATCAAAGCAACAATAATGAATGGGTCCGAGTAAAATCGGACCCATTTTATTTTTATGTGAAAGAAGAATGAACACATGGATGCCAATAAGATTACTCGTGTAGAACAGTACGAGAAAATACAACGTAACAGCCAAAAATATGCAGAAGAGGCTTTAGAAAAAACCAGAAACAACGATGGTATTATACCGATTCAATTTATGAAGACTTATTCTGAAAATGCTTATCGATTAATTGATTGGTCTAAATATAACGATAGAAATCTAACCATGGAAGCATCTTATTTTCGATATGCATATGCAATAGAATACAGCTTCGTTGCCGTTACGCAAAAACTAATCAATGTATTGGCCGAATACATCGGAGATCGAAAGGTTCTGTCCGTTATGTCAGGACTATGTGTTTTAGAGCATCATTTAGAGAAATATGGGATACAAATAACTTGTTCTGATAATCTCTCTTGGTTTGATGAACACTTCGATAAAGAGCTTATGAAACCGGTATCTAAATTCATTATCGACGATGCAGAAAAGACCGTTAGAGATCACGCAAGAGATTATGACTTCATCCTGATGGCATGGCCTCCATATCAAGAAGACATCGCAGAACGAGTCTTGACAGCAATGCGAGAAACAAATCCGGATTGCATGATGATCTATATTGGAGAAAAACAGGGTGGTAACTGTGCAACAGATAGGTTCTTTGCGTTAGCTGACGATGAACATTATCGAATTCCATTTGAAGAACTTAAAAGATTTCCACTGGTTCAAAATGCATACGAAGCTTTTTGGGGACTGCACGACCGAGTGTTATTATTCAAATAAAGAAATATTGAGTCGTCTGGAGAAATTCGGGCGGCTCTTTGTTTTTTATCTTTTCAAAATTTCCTAAACCGTTTGTGCCCCTGTGTACTGATACGTGTCATTGTATAAAATGAATATCCTTCCGACTATGATATAATGAAATTAGGCGATTCAATATTCACCTATAAATTATACTATGGAGAGGATAATAACTATGCGAGAAAAAGGAACTTGGAAACGGTTTCATCGTGTAGACGAGAAAGATATTTCGCAGTACAAAGAATACACAGAGAAAACAATTCATGCACTAAAGCATGGATTTAAAGATATTTCTGGACAAACATTTTCAAATGGGAATGTTACTGCAGTATGCTTGTACCCAGAAAAGGCAGACGGAAGAATGCAATGGGTTGCAAAGTGTAATTTATGTGGTACATATTTTGTAACAACTGGCAAAAACCTTAGAACCGGTATGGCAAAATCATGTGGGTGCTTAGTATCTAAGAAATGTTCTGAACGAAATCAAACCCATGGACTTAAGAAGGACAAATTAGATAAACGCATATATCAACTTCATGTTGATATGATTCGGCGGTGCTATCAAAAATATCGTCCAGAATATATCAAATATGGAGGAAGAGGTATTGCGGTATGTCCAGAGTGGTACACAAAAGGCGTTCAAGGAAATCCAGGACTGGTTAATTTCCATCGTTGGATGATCGAACAAGGTTATACGTTGGATTGTGGATTAACCATTGAGCGTATCGATGATAACGGCCCATATGCACCATGGAACTGTAGACTTGTAGATCGATATAAAAATCGAAGCAACAATACGCAACAAAACACACATATTATTGATAGAGATGGTGAACGTTTAACTTTTGAACAATTTGAGAAAAAGCACAAACTAAATAATGGTTATATTGCAAATGAACTAAAAACTGATAACACAACGCTTGATCTTATTGTTCATAACACATATGCGAAACATAAAGCACATTATGATAAGAAATCTGGTGAATATAAAGATGATGAAAACTATATCCATCTAATAGATAGGATAAACGATAAATGAAAGGAGAATATAACTTGGCAAAGAAACGCGTATATGATGAAAACTCGATCAAAATATTAGAAACAGATCGAGAAAAAGTTAGAAAAAGACCAACTATTTATATTCCTAGCAAAGACGAAAAGGGAGCTATGCACATAATCTTTGAGATTATTGATAACTCCATTGATGAACTGACTGTCGCCGGCTCTGTCGGCGACACAGTTACTATCACGTATGACAAGGTGACAAAAGTTGTTACAGTAGCAGATAATGGTAGCGGCATACCGCAAGCCAGACTACTCGATGTGTGTACTAAACTAAACTCATCAGGCAAGTTCGATAACGACGAAAATAGCGTCTATGAATGGTCTGGCGGATTAAACGGAGTGGGATGTAAGACTTGCGTATACCTGTCTGAATGGTGTGAAGTTTCTTCTATGCAAAAAGGTAAGAGTCTGACATATCGATTTGAAGATGGGTTGCTTAAAGATACAACCGAAGAGAAAAGTAAAGATCACGGTACGGTATTCAAGTTTAAGATAGATGACAAGCTAATCAAAATCTCTGGTCTTGATCATCATGAACTAATTGAACGGTGTGAAGAAAAATCATATTTGTTCCCAAAAATAGCCATCTCTTTGGCCATTAAAGAGAATGGAAAAACAAAAAAGACTTACAACTTTACGGGCAAAACAATTGTCGATAAAGTTGAGTCGATGAAACCAGATACAGATATTATTTCAGGGTCAGCTTCTGAAATTGTGGAGATTTTGGAGCATGTTACGGATGAACATCTGACCAAAAAGAAGGTTCTCGTTGATTTTGCATTTGGGTTTTCTGAAGAAGCTGTTGATGAAGAAACAACCGGTGAAAAAATTATTTCATATGGTAACACTATCAAGACTTATACCGGCGGTCAACATGTTCAAGGATTAAGAGACGGCGTTGTAAAGTATTTTAGAAACGATCTTCAGGCTACTCTTAATAAAAGAGATAAAGAACTCCCCATTATTCCATCTGATATTTATTCAGGTATCTGTGGTTTCGTTGTTGCAAAAGTTCACGCCCCGGATTTTAAGGGTCAGTATAAGGACGAACTTATGAATCCAGAAGTCAGAACTGCAGTAAGAGATGTCGTCTATAAAACACTTAAGGATAGTAAGCCTGGATTTCAAAAGAAAATGGCGGAATTCGTAGTACGAGTTGCGCGTGGCCGTCTTGAATCCAAGAAGGCGCGTACGAAAGGTAAGGATGTTTCTAACTCGTTCAGCAAAGATCGTATCAAGAAATATTCGCCTATTATCAGGACAACCAACACCATTGATCCCGAGTTAGTGCTCGTGGAAGGGGATAGCGCTGCTGATGTGGCGAATACTGCTCGTGATCCAGAGAACCAGGCAATCTATCCGATCCAGAAACCGAAGAATGTCTTTGACGCTGATTCGAATATGGACAGTGAGATTGTCGGCGTGTTTAATAACATCATGGCAATCTGTAATCTGAAACCGGGTAAACATTGTGATCCGTCTAAGAGTGAGATGCGTCGTATCTTGTGTATGACGGATGGTGACGTAGATGGTGACCGTATTGCAGTCAGTGCGATTGCATTACTAGCAAAACATTGTCGTCCAATCATTGACGCTGGTATGGTAGGAAGAATCGTTCCGCCGACCTATCGTTACTATGATGGAAAGAAAAAAGTGTTTGTTCGAGATCAGCGTGACTTCTATCATGCTCTTGCTAAAGACTTTGTAAAGAAGTTTACGTTGAAGCTTGGCAATAAGACGTATACGAACAAGGAGTTCGGCGAGTTCATTGAGGAGAACTTCGAATACAATGATCGCTTGAAGCTATTGGCTAAACGATATACTTGTGACGAGTTATTCATGGAGTATATCGCCAGTAAGTATCATGGAACTCCTGAAACACAAACACAAGCGTATTGGAAGAAAGCGCTGAAACAATATCCGGATCTGAGTGTTTTGAAAGAAGAAGGGTACCTGTTGATCGATGGTACGATCGGCATGGAGGTCTATCATTTAGCAATTGACGATAATCTATATAAACACGTAATGAAGTTCAAGAAGGTTCAGGATAAGAACAAGGAGATCTATGGATATGAACTGAATGGGAAACAGTGCTCCGTTTATGAGATCATGCACACATTTGATCAGCATCGTCCAAGTGGTATCAAGCGTTTTAAGGGACTTGGCGAATTGGATGAAGACGAGATGCGGAAGCTGTGCATGGACCGAGAGAATCGTAACGTCGTCATTTTCAAGTTTGAAGATTTTGAGGACGATATGTATAAACTGGACGTGGTAATGTCTTCTCATGCTGAATTCCGCCGAGCCAGAAAGAAGATCATGTCCGAGATCAAATTGGACATCATGGATCTGGATACTTGATGTAGTGACATCTAAATTATACACTTGAGAGGGTGTAACGACAATGACAGAAGAACAAAAGCGATATATGGAAGCTTTGGTTGGTAAGAAGAAAACCAATGAGCCTTCTGATAAAGTCGCTGAAATTGGAAAGGAGAAACATCGAATGAAAGTTCGTTTGCATGACAAAAACGAAGTGGAAATGTTCCGGAAGCTGGTTGATGCGGAACGGACATGCCCGCAATGTGGACACGTTCAACCAGCAAGTGCAATTCCCCCTGAGATACAGTGCTTAGATGCTGGGTTACAGTTTGGATATGTGGAAGTGGTATGTCCGCAGTGTGGTAATGTACAAGCGATACTACCAATGTATGATGTATTTCCAAGCTGTGTCCAGGAGTTCGAAGTAAATGCAAAGCTGAAGGGAATCGATCCCAATGCAGATAAACTGGAAACCCATTTGGGTGAAGCAGCGATTGACAAACTGAGAACACAGGTATCACAAGAGTTCAAGGGAGAGGAGAAAGCAGATGAAGCGAAACAAAAGTATCGGGACCTCCTCTGATAATATCGATAAGGATGGGTATATCATATTAGAGGAAGTGCCTGGTTCTGAAGCATATAAACGGCGGAAAGCGTTTGAAGCTCGTCGTAAGAAGAAAGCGAAAAACAAGGATGACGATGACGTAGTATCTGCTACTGACATCAAAGTCACAGAAGCACCGCTGGGTAAATACGTCTATGAGAAGTCATTGAACTTTGGTGCGAATATCAATATCGGCCGGTCGTTACCATGGTTGGAAGATGGTTTGAAGTTCGTAGAACGTCGTGTGCTGTATACAATGTTCAAAGCCGGATGGACACCAAATAAACCCATGGTAAAAGTGGCAACCATTGCAGGACGTATGGTAGAAACCGTATATCCGCATGGTGAAGCGCCTCCGACACAAACAATCTATCGACTGGGCCGCGACTTCCAAGCAATGATTCCGTATATTGAACCGGGTGGTGGTTATGGCAATGCAATTACGATGAAAGCGTCCGCTCCTCGTTATGCTTCTGCTCGGTTATCGAAATATGCGATGGATTGTTTCTTCAGCGAGGAAGACGGTATCGAACCAATCTATGATACGAAGTTGGCTTATACCAAGATGGATTATGAGCCGATCTTCTTGGCCACTCGATTTCCGAATATTTTGATGCAATGGAATTTCGGTATTGGTAATGGCGCAGCGTCCACATTTGCAGCGTTTAATTCGGCTGATGTGTTTGAAACAACTTTGCGGCTGATGGATCATCCGAATGCAAAGATCGAAATCTATCCGGATACGCCGAACACGTTGGAGATAACAAACAAGGCTGAGTTGAAACATTGTTTTGACCAAAAGCGGTTTACCATTGACGTTCGGACTCCATATTATATCGACACGCTTCCTGGTATAGATCGTTCTGGGCGAAAGTATGACATGCATGTGGTTGTGTTCACCAGCTGTCCTATGCAGACACGTGGTGAATTGATTGAGGAACAGATTCGCAAGATCAAAGAAGAGGATGAGAAACGCCCTGCTTCTGAGAAGAAACTTCCGGAAGTTATCAACGTCATTTGTACGATTAAGAAGGGTGGTAATCCTGGCCAGCTGAATCTGATGGTGGAATATGAGCATGGATACGATCCACACGCATTAGCAGAAAAGCTTTATAAGTCCACCAGTCTTGGGATGACGTATGGTGCAAACTATACGGTAGCACACGATTACATGCCGAAGAATTATACACCGAGACAGATTCTGTTAGAATGGATCAATCTTCGTTTGGATCAAAAGCGTCGGTATTTCTCACAAAAGAAGAAGCTGGCAGCAAAAGCAAAGATTCAAACTCGAGCGTTGATTACGATTCTGGAAGATAAAAAGAACGGCGGCATGGATCGTTGTGTACAAATCATCCGGAGTTCCAAGAACGATGAAGAGTCCAAAGCCCTAATTGGTAAAACGTTTGGGTTGACCGAATTCCAGTCTACGATTATCATCAATCTTCGTTTGAAAACGCTGAATCATGCGAATCTGGATGTAGAACGACAGAAGTATGAACAAGCTTGTGAAGATTATGATAAGTATACGGATCTCTGTAAGGAGAAAAACATTCGCAATGCAATCAAAGAAGATCTTAAGTATGGCTTGAAAACATATGCCGTTCCCAGACGTGCAAAACTGGTTGACGATAAGGAAGAAGTCAAATCAGATGAAGAAAAAGTTCTGGTGTATAATCAGAATCAGTTCTTCTGTTTGAAGTCGTATGATGAACTACAGAAGATTGCAAAGAATGTAGACAGCTCCTATACGGTGATTAAGATTCATAACTCTGACTCACTGATCCTGTTCAGTAAAAAGGGGACAATGAAAGTAATCACCGGTTATTCGTTCAACTATACAGAGACTGGTATTGCCATGAGTCAAGTTGCGTTTGAGGATGTGGTAAACATCTCTCGGAATGCTGACTTGAACAATAAGGATATTGCATTCGTAACCAAGATGGGTTATGGTAAGGTGTTGTCGTATGACGATATCAGCAAATCCGTTAAGGGTCGTGTTATCACGTTGAACTCCGGAGATGAACTGGTAGGTGTTATTCCGGTTAATGAAAATGGCATTCTTGGAATGATCGATAAGGATAACGTCTATTACGTTCGTTCTGATTCTGTTCCGAAGCTGAAGAAATCTGCTGCTGGCAATCGCTTGGTTAAGGTGAAGGGCGTCGATATTACTGGAGTCGTATTCATCGATAATGATTCTCCCTATGTGATGATCTATGGTGAATCCGGTTATATTAAGATTCTGGATACCAGCTATCTTGGCTTCAGCAAGAGAACGGCTAATTGTATATCCATGAAGGGTAAACTTGTATATAACGTAATTCCGATCAACAACAAGGAAACGGACGTTACGTTGTATGGAACCAAGGGTGCAATTGGCATCAAGATCACGCTTGGTGATAAGATTTCGTTTAAGACTGAATCCGGAGCGAAGAAACAATTCCCGATGTCTACCAGCATCGGCAATCCGGTAAAACTGCTTTCAGTTGGAAAGTATGAGTTCTATCGAATCTTTTAACAGTAAAATGATGCTGCATGGGATAAACCTCTCATGCAGCATTGTTTATATTTGAAAGGAGTAATTTTAAATGGAAAAGAATGTAATTGATCAGTTTATTCAGGAGTATAACTTCCTGAGCAACGCGTATCCCTGTCTTATTACATATGGTGCATATACATATCAGAATGCAACAGCTGCGTATTATGCACAAAAGACTCGATCAACAAAGGTCAAACAAACGCTCACTGAAATGCTTGCCGATAGTGCAAACAATCTTGGAAAGTCGTTAGAACCAACAGAAGATTGGGATGAGAGAAAAGACACTGTCATGAAGAAAGTTATCAAAATAAAGTTCTCTGATAACCCAGAGCTTAAAGAGAAATTACTCGCTACTGGAGATGCGGAACTGATTAACACCAACTGGTGGGGAGACCAATATTGGGGCATCTGTGGTGGATATGGCGAAAATAAACTCGGTAAAATTTTGATGGAAGTTCGAGAGGAGCTGGCTGTGAATGGCTGAGTACAGCGTTTACAATCTGCGAGATTCTGAAATCAAACGATTCTTAGTTGATGTTGGTAAGGATCCGGAGGCATTTCATTTTGTCAATCTGGATGATCTTTGTAGAGACATTATGGTGATGACAGGAAACTTCTTTAAACCAACCGGGTTTGTTGAATTGTGTGATGATTATGGCGTGATAGCATTTTCAAAGGATATTTCAGAACAGGCAATGACAGACGCGTTGCTTGCTGTGAAAAATCCGGAAGCACTGAAGAAGATGAATAAGTATTATCCGCCATATAATATTTTTCTTCATATGACGACAACCGTGTTAAACAATAGAGCTGACCCTACTTCATTACTGGAAGAAGACATCGTTCAAAAGATCTGGGGTATGACTGCATCTTTATATGGGATCGCATGCATTGATCAAGAGTTTGATTATGAAGATCCTGTAATGGATGGAGTTTTGTTCCCTAATGTAAAAGTCTTATTGGAGACAATGCAGAAGTTCAAAAATGTAGTATATGTGACTCCGTTTGGTGTTGTTCTATTGGAAAATACTGAAGATGATAAAGGTGTCATGGAAACCACATTAAGCGTTGTTCGATTCACCAAGAATGGTAAGTACACGTACGCTGGCAGCGGTGTAGCAAAACTTACAGAAGATGATAAACTCGACCTGCAATTTGGCGACATTCCAGTCGGCAAAAACCATGAGCTGCAGAAGACGCATTTAAATGCAAAGGCGTTTCCGCGTTCGTTTGCTTGTGTTTCTGCATATCACACATTTGTCTCCAGTTATGGAACAAAGATTACAAAAGAACAAAGTCTGATGGCACATCGTTTCAGCAAAGTTGTCAATAACATCTTTGTTGAGAATGCGGCCGGAGAACAACGATCTACGTATATTACAATTGATCTGTCTGTTCCAAGAGTCATTACGTTCTTGCTGTTAATGACTGTTGCAGCTTATTATACGCTTGGTTCAGAATATGAAATCAGTTGAAAATGAAGGTTTCACAGACAGTACACTAAACAACGAAGGAAAGGACAATGAAATATGCCAAATGTAACTTATGGTAAAAATGACCTCACAGATGAGGAAATCAGCAAGATGGTTGAAGCAGCAAATAGCAGACCTGCCCAACCAGTTAAACGGGAGTCAACTCCAGTACAGCAAGAGAGAAAAGATGGAATCTCTCGTAACGTCCTTGTAATTGGTACGGGAGATGGCGGATGTAATATTGCATCTGATATCAAAAAGAAACTTCCTGGGATTTATGCAATTGCTTATAATACCAGCAAAAGAGCATTGTCCACACTATTCGTGGATAAAGCAGTAATTCCGAATGCAGAGGACGGTTCTGGTAAGGATCGTTCTTATTCGAAAAATGTATTCAAGCGTTCTGCCTATAAGACTCTGATTGAGTTGGTGCAGAGCGTTCTGTCTAATGGTTCATATGAATACATCTTTGTCACCACTACAGCAGATGGTGGTACCGGTGGAGGTAGCTCTCCGAATATCGCTAAGGTAGTTGCCGATAATGTGAATATCCCTGTTATCGTTATCGGCGTTTATCCGGCGCTTGCAGAAGATGCGAAGGCGCAATACAACACGATTGCATGGCAGACCGATATCGAGAAAACTGGGCTGCCGTATATGGTGTTCGATAACCAGGCTCGTGCAAACTACCCGAAAGCTGTCATGCATACAACCGTTAACGACGAGATTGTTTCTGCGATGACTGTGATTACGGGTGCTGCATATGGTAATACCAACATCAGCATGATCGATAATCGTGATATGCATATGATGCTGGTTGAAGCCGGTAAACGAATCAATGTAATCAGCAGTAGCAACAAACCGAAGGTTGGTGAGTCTCTGGATGCATACTTAGACACAAAGATGACTGCGGCTGCACAGCCTCTTCCGATTGGTCAAAAAGCGATGGGTGTATTTGTTCGAGGACCGAAAGCATTTATCTCTTCGATCGATACCTCACTGTTTGATTTCCGTGAGAAGTATGGAGACGCTTTGCTCTATACGCACATTGAGGAATCTCCTGAGGTTTGTATCTCTTTGGTAATTGCTGGATCCGATCTTCCGGAAATGCGACTTCAGGAAATCAAAGAGCGCTATGAAGATATTATGTCAGCTGCACATAATCAAACAATTACAGCTGCTTCTGTTCTGGAAGAGATGGAAGACCCGTTCCGTCTGCAGGACAATAGTGCACAGGAAAAAGCCGGAAACGATTTCTCCGGACTTGACTTATAATTGTAAATGAAAGGAAGAACAACAATGGCTGAAACTGTAAAAATCCCCGCACATCTGACTCGACTGAACAGAGAGTTGAGCAAATCTCTGGTGAAGTATACAAACGAATATAGTCTTGGTGCGTTTGCTGGAATCAAGAAGTTCGAACCGCTGGAGCTGTTCCACTCTCTGTCTTCGTTTGATAAGATTTTGATGAACAATATGATGGATAGTGTGTTTGATGTTATCACCGATGCCTTGACTGATATGATCGTAAATGAAACGATTGCTAAAATCAGAAAAGGAAACGGTGTTGACAGCACGGCGGTTCATCTTGCTACAACAACGCGTGTTCGGGAAAGAATCGTTAGAAAGAGACCGTTTATCGTTGGACGGGTTGATATTGTGGAAAACGAAAATGACAAAGCGTCCAACAAGATTGTCATCATGCTTAACCCAACCACAATGGCATATGAGTTGATTGATCAAACAACACATACGATCAACGTACCAACTCTTAATAGCGAGAAGAAGGAAAAGTATCGGAAGAATGTGTTCGATTGTGATGTAATTTCAATCACAACAATTGAAGCTATCATTGAATCTGTTGCATTCAATCTTTCTGTTTCATTGGAATTTGAATCCGTAAAATCGTCTGGGCAGAATGCTATTTCTGTTAACGAAACCCCGAATACATTTGCCCTTAATACATATCGGGAGCTGTTTGATCAGTTAGACGATGCTGATAAGGAGCTTGTTACAACCGATAAATGGAAGGATGATCTTGAAGGAATCACAAATGCGTTTGCGCGTGTACTTCTCGGCAGTATGATCACTTGTGCTACCATAAATGGTATTAACAAAGATATTGCCAGTGAGTACATCAGCAAGATTGATAAGAAGTTCTTCTTTACAAACGAAAAGGGAACTCGGCCCACATTCACTGCGATGCTCTCGATGGGTTTGATGAACTTGACTCGTACGATAAAGATGAGCGATATTACCATGCTGGTTGAATATGTCAACACACACAATACGAAGCAGGATGAATCGGTTGCGAAGTATTCTCAGGCGATCACCCGAATGATTAAACTGCTGCTGGATTTCGGCGCAGCGTATACGACTGCTATTATGGCAGAAAGCGTTAAGGAATAAAGATTTATGATGATTAAATTTCATCTATAAATTATACCCGTGTAACAACCGAATGCCCTCACCCAAAGCAGTAAGTTGTTAACTTAACGTGAGAAAGGAGCGAACAATGGGGAAGAACAATAATAATTTTCAGAACCCCGCAGCGAAGAAATTTGGGAATATTGAAGTGGTAGATCAATTTCCCGAGGATGAGATTTATCGAATCCTGATTGACGAACTACCGGTAATTTTGCGGCAAATCAATTCTGCAAAGTCTGGTGGAAAGTATCCGGAGTATGCAGTAAACATGTTTGCCAATGTGAGTTCTGCAAAGTTCGTGCTGGAATTTGTTCAGCGTTGGGACAAGCAGATTCGCAAGACGGGTGATTCCGACATGATGGATATCTCGGATGTGAAGGCTCTGAGACAGCTGATTGCGGAAGGTTATATCCGTCGAGACAAGTTTATGAACCAGAAGCTCGATGAAAAAGAGCGCAACAAGTATCTTCTGAAAGCTTATGCGTTGCTGGATCCGGTTGGAGTAAAGATCGCAAAGAAATTGAAGCTGAAGAAGAAAGCAACCATTGAAGTTGCACTGTTGGTAAGAAAGCCGGCAAAGTACAGCGTTGATCGACTTGGAAAACTGTTTGACACGAGCACAGTTTCCAATAAGAAGAAACTGAAAGTACTGAAGAAGCTGACTAAGACCAAGAAAAAGTTTGCTGATTATATCGGTTCTGCATTGACCATCAATCGTGCGATTACCGACTTTGTTGGTATGGCATATGATGTTGTTATGCCGAGAAGTGAAACCAAGAAAGGCAGGCTGACAAAGAAAATGCGGAAGCGTCGTGCGCCGTATCTGCGTGCGTATGCAACCACGTTTAAGAAGCGCAAACAGTTCAATACCATTCTGACAGATGACTTCTATAAGCTTAATAAGAAGCTGATAAAGGAGTTGATCGAAGAAGACGCTGGTTTCAGAAAGGCGTTCAAGATTCTGAAATCGAAGAAGACTGTTGTGACAACAAAGAAGGATAAAGGATCCAAGTCTATCAACACTGCAGCATTGGAGAAGAAGGCAAATGCGGGCAAACCGAAAGTTCGCAAACCTGTTCCCCGTAATGCAGAGCTGACGAAGTTCTTGGATGCAATCCATGCATCAGGTGGGGTGGCGTAAGCCATCCCACTCCATTTTTTAGAAAGTTGGTTATTTTGTGCTTATTGCAAAGAATGTTGAAACGTTAGACTTTAATCTGTTTGCTGGAAAACATGATGATCCAGTTAACGTGTTGGGACAAGAAATTTATACACAACTGTATGTTGGTCCTATTATCATTAATATCCCAAAGAGTGCCGCAAACTTATCCGTTAATGGTGTAAACTTGCAAATACTGCAGATGTCAAAAGAGTTAAGAGCGGCGGCTAATGAGTCTGGGAATTATTTTGCACAAATGATCAGTGCGAATACACTGACCCGTCCTACGATTATTGTTTATCACAAAGAGCTCGAAGAAGATTATGTAATCGATCGAGTGCAGCAAAGTTTCATTGTACACGCTGATGCAATTAATGATAATAGCGTGTATATGTGGGGATCGGCATTCCCTGAGATGTATAACAATGATCTTCCGTTAGTCCGGATTTTCAGTACCAATGTGAAGACATATACCATTAAAGAAGTGCGTTATTATAGCGATACCCTGGAACCTAAAACGTACTATACTACGATTAGCGATGATCGTTATGAACAATTGATTAGCTTGAGAAGAGATAACATCTTTATCATCAACCACGATGGATCTCGTTTCCAGCAAAAAGTTGCGATCAAACCGTTTATGAAATTGATTATTAGCAGAGACTACGTTGCCAGGATGGAAAAACGATGCCATGGCAATGTAATCAAACTGCTCAACTGGTATTTCCATAACGGTTTACCGGAGAATATCAATGATGATATGATTCATTGTGTTGACGATGACATCGATGAGATCAAGCATGAGATTGAACAATATAGCGATTATTCTACACCAAAGGGTCCAAAGTGGGTATTTGTTGGATTTGGTTATGATACCACACAGGAAGCTCGGAAGTATGCACAAAGTTTCTCTGCTCGAAGCAAGCATCAGGAGAAGCGTTATGTAAAACCGGACAAGCCGAAGACCGAAAAACGAGATACATCGAATCTGGTGATTCCGAATCCACCGGAAGAAGTGATGAGACATTATGCGGAGAAAGCACAGCGTCGTGCAAAGCATAAGAACAAACGCGATTATATGAAACGCGTTGACCAAGACTATTAAGAGAATGGACGAGGGTTTCACAACCCTCGTCTTTTTTTGTATCAAACGATGATATCATCAACACATTAATACATTTACAGCGAGGTGTTGGATATGAAATTTAAGGAGTTTGTACAAGACTTAAATAAGAAAGCCAAGAAGGGTCAAGAGGTAATAGAAGAAACAACGAGCCAATTGCAATTTCCAACCGGGTTTATTTATCTGGATTATATTTGCGGCAACTATATTATTCCAGAAACCGACGAAGGTCCGATTTGTCAGTATCATAATATCGGCATATTAGCTGGTTCGGTTAATATGATCATCGCAAAGTCGCAAGGTGGTAAAACAACGATTGCGGCAGAGATGGCAGCAGGTATTATGGAGCCCTGGTTATCGAAAGAATCGATTAAGAGATATTTGCCAAAGGAAGGTAATGAGCATTTTGATTTTGAGCCAAGTCCTTTGATTCAATATATCGATTCTGAGAAAACGATGACTGCTGACTATCTGAAGAAGATTCTCTGCATGAAGAATAGTACGATGAAGAACTCAATTGTGATTAACCAGATCGATACAGAGAAAGATTTGTACCACGTATTGGAACAGCATATTGAGTTTAAGAAGAAGTATATGTCTAAAGTAGCGTTCCCGATGCGTGATGTGTATAATGAACAAGTTGTTATGTATCCGCCAACTGTTGCGATTATTGACTCAATTACACAGCTTGAAATGTCTTCCGTTGATGGCATGGACGATGATGCTTTGAAAGCACAGATGCAGAATACGGCTGGTGCACAGAGAGCAAAAGCGGTATCTCAAATCTATCGTCAATTGGTTATTCAGGCAAAGAAGTATAACATCATCATGTTTTGTATCAATCATATCAACAAAGCTCCACAGATGTCATTCTTACCACAACCGAAACAGTTCCATGGATTGAAACAGGATGAAACAATTGCCGGTGGTGAGCGTCCTTTGTATCTGGCGACGAACATTCTTCGGTTGGATCGAGTAAAGCAGATTGGTCAGGAGAAGTCTTCTTGGTTAGATCTCGGTGATGGTGTAACTGGGTTCATTGTAAAAGCAGCGTTTATTAAGAACAAATCCAACTCTCGTGGAAATCAGTGCTTCTTAGTATATACCAATCGTCGTGGGTATTGTCCAATCTTATCGACTCTGTATACGATGAAAGAGAATGAAGAGTTACAAAAGGTCGGAAACTTCTATGTACTGGATGATTTACCGAGTATTAAGTTTACATTCAAAAATGTGCTTGATGTATTTGCAGAACATCCGGAAATGATTGGTGCATTATACGAGCAGTGCAAGAGAAAGTTAGAACCATTGTTGGATAACAAGTCGTTTGGTGAGATTGTCGCCGCGGATAAGAAGAAATCACAAGCGATTTTGGATGATGATAGTGATGGGCTGGAGCTTGGCTCGTTGTCAAGTTTGTTAGCGTAAAAATCGATCCATAAATTATAGAGGTGAGCGGAAATAGAAATCCGCTCACTTTTATGATGTTTGAAGGTGATCGAAACGCGAACGTTTAAAAGCGAAGAAGTCTCAAAGATATTAGAACGGGCATTTAAAACACATGCATACGGATTGATCGAAAAGTTGACCATTGGCGATGTCGTATCCATTCGATTTCATATCAACGAAGGATATTCCGTAGATCACGATTGGGTAGCAAAAACACGATTTCGAAATACGATCAATGTGTCAGTGTATAATGGCATTGCATACGAACAAGATGCATTGTCAATCTGTAGAATGTGTTCCATGTATCTGGTAACTGAAGAGATGTTCGAAATTATTGCGGTTTACTATTGGATTAACCCAGTATATCGAACACAATTCTTGGGCATTACTGGAACAGAAGCAGATTATGAAAGTATGATCTATAGCGCAGATAAGTTGACACAGAAACTGATTCGAAAGAATGTAAAATTAACCCCATTACAGGAGATCATTCTTAATATCATTCGATACTATACAACAAAGTTAACCAATCGAACGATTCCTGGTGTGAATGCATACAAAGAATTCGATCGAGCTTATAGCGAATATAAATCATATATGATGGAATATCATGAGCAAGCTTTTCGAACCGCAAGAAGATATCCGGCGCAGCAATATATGGTAGACGATGATGGTTATATTATCTTAGAACAGACAGCAAGCGATGATGAGTTAAAACGAAGTATAAAGGAGAGATAGAACATGGGCAAAGGAAAGAAGTATAAGATACCTCAGAAAGAAAAGGAGATTTTAGATCGTTATGCACAATTAAAGTATAAGACTGATGTATTAGGTCCTGGCTCAGCATTAACGTTACAAACTCATACGAACTCATCTCGCTTAATTATGGTAAACCATCAGATTGGACATGCGGTAAATATCCGTGATCCAGAACCTGCGCTGGTATCCACCGGATTTGAAAATATCCTTGCGGAAGAATCCATCATGACAGAGAAAGCCGATCGGTCGTATCGTATCATGCATATCCTGATGAAAAATGCGTATAATGGAATCATCATCGGTTATAATGAAGAGACCCGACATTATCATGCATGGAGACGAAAAGAAATTGAAGAGCATTCCGAAGGCTTTGCTACTCGATATAAGAACTCCTTGATCGATTCTCTGGAAGAAGGAGACGTGATCAAGAAGGGTGCGTATCTGACAAAGAGTGAAGCATTGGATAAGTATGGTAACTATTGTTTAGGAAGAAATCTGAATACCGTATATATCATCTCTCCAACTGTACTGGAAGATGGCATTGGATTGATGAATGGTGCGGAAAAGAAGATGGTTACCAGCAGATGTTTCACCATATCGATTCCGTTGAATGACAATGAGGTTCTGCTGAATCTGTATGGAGATAAAACCGTCTATAAAACCTTCCCAAATGTTGGTGAGAAAATTAAGGGCGGTATTCTAGCAGCTGTTCGAACGATTGATAATGCGAAAGCTCCATACTCTCTGAAAGATCGTTCGTTACGAGAAACAGAGGAAGGGGATCGTAAGTATAATCAAACTGGCCGTGTTATTGATATTCGAGTGAGGTATAATAAAGACCGTTCATCGCTGATCGATGCAAAAACAAATCGACAGGTGAATAGCGTTTATATCGAACAGCAGGAATATTATCTGCAGGTATATAAGATCATGAATGAGATCGTTAAAAATGCAGAAGATGAGGGATACACTTATAGTGACGAGTTCTCTCTGATCTGTTCGGAAGCAAGAAACTATGTCGATGCATCCGCGTTCTTCTCCGATTTCAATGAAAACATCTTCGGCAATATGATCATTGACTTTACTGTTGTAGATGAAGAACCAATGGCTCCTGGTTCCAAGATGGTAGGACGTTCTGGTAATAAGGGCGTTATCTCAAGAATCTTTACACCAGAAGAATCCTGGTTCATGGAAGATGGAACACCAGTGGAGGTTCTGGTAGCAGCATTGGGTGTTGTAGGTCGACTGAATCCGAGTCAGTTAAATGAGCATTCCATCAACGATCTCACTACAACCGCACGTCGCAGAATGACCGCTGTGGAAGATGTGGACGAGAAGTTTAAGATTCTATATGATCTACTTGTTATTCTGAATGAAGACGAAGCAAAAGATCTGAAGAAATATTTCAAGAACCTGGATGATAAAGATAAGAAGAAGTTCTGTAAGAATGTAGAACAGAATGGAATCTATGTCGTTCAGGATCCAATTGAGAATGTGAATATTCTGGATCTGGAGAAAGCTTACGAAAAGTATCCGGCAAACTGGCAAAGAATCGTATTTCCGGATGGGAGCCGCTCTATACGCAAGCTCCTGTGTGCTAAAGTTTATTATCTGAGACTGAAGCAGGATCCAAAGGATAAGTATTCTGCTCGTGGTCGAGGGCCGGTAAATGCTTTGCATGGAATGCCGAATAAATCAAGTCGGAAAAAGAAATTCTTGGATTTGTTCTCTGATGTTCCGGTTCGCTTGGGCAATGCAGAGATCGACGTTCTGAATAACTGTAATGAACCAGAAGCTGTTGCGGATTATATGGCAGAAAACTCAACTTCGGTAGCAGCTAAAGATCTCATGGCGAAAGCGTATACGATCGACCCAACAGAAGAGGATGACTTCTTTGATGCAGAAGAATTGATCGACAGCGTTGATCTGATGGAAGGTGTGTCCAAGAGCAATGCAGATATGATGTATGCACATCTGCAGGTTCTTGGATCGACTCTGGAGTTCATATATGAGGGAGACGAGGATACAGACGATGAAGATTTGGTCCAAGTTACAGGAGATCCAGATGATATGAACGAAGACGATGAAACCGATACCGATACGGAGGATGATATTGATGAGTTCGAAGAATGAAATTCTTTTGGCTGATTATTTATATAAAGAAAAGGTAGCAACACCCGCTAATCCGTGTCCAACGAAAGACGATATTGACCAATATGCTTCGGATATTATAGAGAAATATCGGCATGCCATAAAATTTATAGAGGATGAACTAAGCCGGTTTAAGAATACCAGTTTAATTGATAGAATCCGAAATAAATGTATAGAATCTATGGTAAACGAAACCATGGACTTTTTAAGCACAGCGAATATTTATCAGAATATTACACAGCCCACCATTTCATTAGCAACAATATTTCCAACTGAATCGGTTACAACCTATTCTGTCGGTATTAATAAAACCGAAATTAACACACTAGATGAAGTCGAAGAACTCCTTGGACAAATAGGAACCGTTTTAGATTTTGATAAACCTGGAGATCATCGCAGAGAAGAGATGATCATGGAACCTGTTGAAATAAAGCTGAAAGAAGATGATGAAACACCCGCATTCGTGCTTCAACCGGAACAGATTGTAACGGAAAACATACCGACGAGAATTAAAGTAGTTTTTACTGTATCATTTTAACGAAGATCGAGCAGGGCTTTAATGGCCCTGCTCTTTCTATTTCTAAAATGAACGTCATTATTTTTTATCTATAAATTATATTAGTGCTCAATACTAGGGATGTGATAAGCATTCCACATTGCCATTAACAAAATGAAAGTGATGAATGGAGGTAAAAACAATGGCAAACGATAAAAACAAAAAAGAAGTTGTATCGGAAGAGACAGTGGCAGCGGCTGTACAGGACGCAGCTGAATCGGAACATCCACAGGACGATGCTCCGGTTGTTGAATCCGATACCATATCCACGGCAGAAGATACAGTAGATAAAGACGGTTATATCGTTCTGGAACCGTCGGATGCTGGTAAGAAATTAGAACAACGGTGGCAGGCGGGTAAGATTACCAATACGCCATTTACGATGCACCCGGAAACCGAATTAGACAAGTTGGAAGATTTGTTGGGTAGTTATACGATTGCAGCGAAAAACGGCGAATATGATGCGATCGATCCGACAAAAGAACAGATGTCCGATATTCGGGAGTTCATTGCTAACTATCATCCGGAGGAGAAGGATGTCGGCACACAAGGATATGCAATTGCAAAGATGATATTGATGATTGGCAAGAGCGTATATGAATATGCTCCTGATCATGCATTCATCGATGATATGCTTTATGACGCTCTCATGGCTTCCTATAAGAAGTATCATGTAGAGCCGACTGGAATTGTCCCCTCGAATGTTCCAGGTAGAGAAAAGATTCAACTGCGGTTTCCAACGTTGAGTAATAATCTCGATAAAGCGTATCGCATCATGGAAACAGATGAGCTTCCGACTGGCGTAAAAGAAGAAGATTCGATCGAAGCATTCTTGAAACGAACCTTTGCGAATCTGAATCTGAATGCAGAAAAAGATCATATGACTCTGATTCTGTCTCCGAAGATTGATGGCGTTTCTGTAAATGCTATGGTGTCTGAAGGAAGATTCACTACACCAGCGTCAAGAGGCGATTCGGATTCCAATATGAGGCTGAAAGGTCTCGAAGGATATCGAATCATCCGAACTAAAGAGCATGAGCCAATTGCCATTCAGTATGAAGCGTTTGTTACGAAAGATAACAAACAGAAAGCTGCAGAAGCATTGGAGCATGAGTATGTCAATTGCAGATCCTGTGCATCCGGCTTGATTAACCGTATGTCTGCTGATCCAAAAGCAATCAAATATTCGAAGTTCCTGCACTTCTATCCGATTAATGCAGAAATGACGAATAAACCATATGTGGAAAAATTGGTCGAAATCGATAAGTTCGGTAAGATTCCGAAGGATATGCCCCCTCGCAAAGCGATCACCGGTAATCTTTCTGTGCTGTTAGATGAGATCAAGAAAGAGTTCGCGCATCTGGAAGACATCAGGAAAACCTTATCATTTGAAATTGATGGTATGGTTATCTCGATTGCAGATGACGAACAACAGGAACTGATCGGTAGAACCGGTCGTACTAATCTTTGGCAGATTGCCATGAAGTTCAATCCCGCCTCCGCCATTGGATATGTCGACAATATTTCCATCTCCTATGGTAACAAGGGTAAGAGAACGATCATGATCAATCTAAAGGAGCCTGCCGTCATTGATGGTGTGGAGTATCCTACTATCCCGGTGTTGAGCACAAGATCGTTTGATGGTCTTGACCTGAGGGTAGGCTCCAAAATCAAAGTAATCCGTACGGGAGACGTTATCCCGTCGTTCGAAGTGATGGAGCACGGAAACGGAAAGCTGTTAAAGAAGCCCACAACTTGTCCTGCATGTGGCGGAGATTTAACAGTAGAAGAATCTGGACATCTGCGTTGTGATAATGCTCTGTGTCCGAAGAACGTTGTCGGAAGATTCATCACGATGTTTGAGATGCTTGGGTTGGACAATTATGATGAAGAGTTTGCCACCAAGCTGATGAACGACGCAAAGATCGACAATCTATCTGATTTGTTAGATCTGACCACAAAGAAGCTAAATGCAGCAGGTATCTCCGGTAAGTTGGAAGACGAGTTTGTACCCAAGCTTCATTCCACATTGGAGAATACGCCGGATTATAAGATTCTGGCATCGCTGGGATTTCCGGGTATCAGCAAAGAACGTTCTAAAGCGATTTTGTCAGTTATCGATTTTGATAAGATTGATGATATGACACTGGAACAGGTGAAAGAAACGTTAGAAGCTGCTGCAGGCTTTAAGAAGATGGCTGAAGAATTTGCGACTACGTTGGTTGCAAATAAAGATCTGATTAAGAAGTGGCTTGCTACCACGAAAAAGGCGAAGACCAATTTCGATAACTTGGTCGTGATTGGCCATTCTGGATTGGAATTCCCGCCGGAAGTCGAGAAGAAGATTCTGGATCATGGATGGGATATTACAGACGGTAGGCGATTTGACTTACTCGTAATTCCAGATATAAATTATACAAGCAGGAAGACGGCGGTTGCGGTGCATAAGAACATCCTTATGATCACCATGGAAGAACTGATGGACAGCATCGATAATTTGGATACAGTGTTCCAGAAGAACCTGACCCCAAAAGAAGGTGTCGATGATCAGCCTTCCATTGAACTGCCAGACCAAGAGCCGGTAAAAATGAAATCTCCTGATCCGGTGATTATTCTTGGTCCTTCCGTAGAAAACTCTGACAAGCAGATTCCTGTAAAGAAGTCTGTTAATAAGAGCAAACAAGAAACCAAACCTCCTAAAGTGGAATCGAAAACTCATCAAAAAGCCAAGAAAGCTGATGAACCGAAGAAAGAAAGTACCTGGACGAAGAAGGATGAATTTGAGTATAGAAAACTCATGCTGGAAGGCGATTTACTCAATACGAAAACCTTGATCGACCTGTGTCTTTCGAAGATTTTCAAAATCGGATAATAGCGCTTGACTCAAATTGGAGCAGTAGTATTAAATGACTATTGCTCCAAACATAAAAATGATTGAACATGCATCCCTCGTATATGCACGGTGCAGAACGAGGAGCTTCCCGCTGTCTCTGGCCAACTGGAGCGCGGGAATCGATGCGGATGTGTCCGGTCACATAGGGGAATGTCTCCTGCATCAGAAACATCGCTCTACAACCTATCAGCCATATACCGGCTTAAGTGTTGCAGCCCCAATACCTTCCTTCAGTTGGAGATCTCGGTCGAATCTTGAGGGTTACCACGCAAGTATGTTTAGATGAGTTTGGCTTGCGATTATTCTAAAAATAAGTGAGGGGTGTATATGGACGGTTGTGTGAGGGTTTCGCCAGCTATGCTTGAGACTGTACCTGGTATCTTATGGCGTGTATGGAGCGTCTCGTGATTTATCACGGGTATCGGGGAAACGACTTGCGAACAGTTGCGCTGGCTGAGAGCTATCAATTAGGATGTGCCTGTCACCAGATGTGATACGGAATGAAGCCGTAGTTTGTTGATTTATTTAAAGTTTTATAAAATGATCCCAGAGTGTTCTCACGCACTCTGGGATTGTATCTTTTCACAAAACTAACAACTAATATATTACAATGCCAGTATCGCTGGTAACCAACAAACTAAGGAGAGATTATCATGAAATCGACTGTAGAACAGTTCCACATGCACATTAAGCCCCAGTTCAGAACCATCAGCGAAAATGCAGCGGCACGTGTAGAGGAAGGTATTTTCAGAGCAATTGAAGAGTCCCTTGCTCGTCAGCTTGCTGATAAGGGTTATGCGGAGGAAACACTTCCGTGGGGTAAGTACACTGTCGAAAATATGAAGAGCGGCAATGGTGGTAACTTTAACATTGCCCTGAAGTTCAGTGAAGATTTCATTGCTGCACTGGACGACGCGAAGAAGGCAGTATATCAGGACAACTTCTCTGATCTGTATGAGAGTCTGTTTACTGACTTTGTAACTTTTGGACGGTTCTTTGCACCGGATATGGATGATGCAAAGAAGATGGCAAACGAACAGTCTAAGGGCGTTCGTATGACCGATTTCCAGGTTGAATATTTCCCGAATTCTTATGGGGATATGCTCCTGAAGGCTGCACAGCAGCACAAGTCCGTTGGTGAAATCTATCGTATCCCGCTGTGTGATACGGTTGACCACGGCGTAATAGAGATTGAATTTACCGAGGGTGGCGCAGTTCCGAAGTTCGAAGCAAGCCCTGCGTTTAAGCAGCGCATGAAGAACGATGCGGCATCCGATGAATAATAGATTGTAAGGTAGTAAACTAACTGGTCGGACGGGTCACGGTTTAGTGATTCGGTTAAACATACTGGGCTGTGACCCGTTCGTATTATAAGTTAGACGCTTTATTTTTTGGTATCTATATTATAGTACCGAAAGGAAGTGAAGCTTTACATGAAATATTCATTTTTACCAAGAGTGAATCCCGGCATCAAATCAGCTGGGATGGTGAAGTACCATGAGATGATTGATCTCACCGTTGGAGCTGCAGTGGATGTAAACAATATGATTGCAACCTTCATTGAGCTTCGTAAGGATGTAGACCATGAAATGTGTTTAGCGTCAAGTGTAGAACTGAACGGAGTGCCCATCACGGCACTCCGCGTTGTCGCTAAAAGTGAAGAAGAATTCGCAAAGACTTTGTTAGAACAAATGCTTCGGGGAGAATGTATTGAAGAATCTCTTATCGACCATTTTGACAAAGACGGTTTCGAAGTATTGGAGTTCAATGATAAGGGTAAACGATTTGCGATCGATACCATTGAAGCTTCGAAGAAACGAAAAGAAAAACACAATGAAGAATTGGAGCAATACAAATCAGATCTAAATTATCCTCATGAGAGACTGCTATATATACAGGATACCATGAGCGATGATTTCGTTTCTGTGATTGAATCCGTAGCCGCGGATATTGATCTTGGGAAACACATCACATTGAAACAGTTGGATATTGCTCCATGGGAATACAATGAGGATGAAGTAAAAGATATCAGTTCCGAGTCAAAAGTAAAACGGTATGCATTTCGAATGGAATTTCTACAATGGTGCGACAAAGCGTTTGGAAGAAAAGCAATTGATAGAAAGTTGGCTATATTTGCCGGGATCTTATTTGGTTCCGGATTATATTTAGACACCAGTAAACGGAAGGATGGCTGATGAGATATGAAAGAATTCTTTCATCAGTATTGTGAGAAAAACCGAAAACGAATTAACCCTGCCATATTCAAACGAAGCTTTGATCGGCCATTATATGAGTATATCGTAGACACCTGTAAGAATCTCGAAGTGCTTCCAGCAATCACGTTTGATGGATATGAACTGATAACAGATCAAACCAAAATTGACCTCTATGTGAACAAGAGTCTGTCAAAAGACTCCAAGATTCGAAATAACCGAGCATTGGAGAAGCTGATCTCGTCGAAGCAGTCGATCTGTGATATGCTGGTATTGAAGTTTACCATCAACCTGCGTGGACGGATTGAACATGTAACACGGAGAATGCTGGTACTGAAACAGCTTCCTGGGTGCACGTATTTCATTCGCGGAAAGAGAGTTACCCCATTGGTTCAGGTGGTTGATAACTCCACTTATGTGAAGGGCAACAGTTTGAAATTCAAGACTGCATTGGTCCCGATCGACTTGAGCACGTTCCATAAAGAGATTGTGTTTACGGATGGGAAAACTCTGAAATGTCCCGTATTCAAACTGGACCTGTTCAGTAAGATTGCGAATCCATTGCTGTACTTCTTTGCCAAGTATGACATTGGTGACGTAATCGAAATGTTTAAACTCGATTCTGTTGTAGCTCTGGTTAGTACGCCGTTCGATGAGAAAGATTGCTATTATGTGAAAATTTCAAATGATATGTATGTAGAGGTTTTGAAGAAGGCTGTCTATGCACATGAGTTTGTTATGCCATTTGTAGCAACTTTAGTCGACGCACTATCCGGAGACCGCTCTATTAATATGAAGAGAGCATATTCTACAAAGTATTGGATTGAGCGGTTAGCAGAGATCTTCGGGAAGAAAACCGTTGACAAGGGCGAGAAAGTTTTGATCTCGTTTGCAAAGATCATGGATCCCACTACTGTAAAGAAGTTGGCGATTCGTGATCAGCACAAGTATAACACCCATGCGGTTGTTCGTTGGATGATGGTTAACTTTACGGAACTGATTCGTAAGGACAATCATAACCTGGAGAACAAGCGTATCCGAGCAAACGAGTGTATCGCACATTATTTCGATGCCTATGTCACTCGTAACATGAACAGCTTGTTGAACAACGATAATGTGCCGTTAGAACGATATTTCAATCTTCTCGGTGCGATCAGTGAATACACGCTGTTCAAAGCTATTGGTGGTTCGAATCCATATAACCTGTTCCGGTATGAGAGATATAATGACTTTGCCGCATTGGATATTTCTCGATATACCGTAAAGGGTCCTACTGGTATCAATGGTTCTAAGAATCGTGTGGCTATTCAATATCGAGATATTTATCCGAGTCACATTGGTCGATATGATTTGAATGTGTGTTCGTCTTCTCCTGGATTGACTGGATTCTTATCCATTGATTGTCAGATCGATGATACCGGACGGTTTGCATCCGACTTGCCGGAACCGGATAACTATGAATCTTCGATTCGGAAAGCGTTGAAGGGTCTGGTCACAGAAGAGTATAAGAAGAGACGTCAGAATGCTGCGATTGATGATCGGCTTCGTGATGATGACGGTTATATTCGACTGGAAATGAAACCCACTCCGGAAGAAGTCAACAAAATGTTCTGGGAGCATCCGGAACAACACGGTATGTATCGAGTTGGTAATGAACTTCGATTCATTCCTGGTACTGATCAATATGACAAGAATGGTTATATTGTTCTGGTGCATAAAGACGAGATGATTGATCCAAAGGATAAGATGACCAGAGACAAGGACGGTTATGTCATCTTTGAAGAGTCTCGTCCGTTGAAGAGGTGGGATTCGAATGGCAACAAGGTCGACTTCCCTCCGGATTTCGAGAAACAAAAAGCACTGCGTCGTATGCGGTACAAAGAAAAAGTGAAAAATGGAGAGGCCCTGTAATGGGCCTCTCTTCTTTTTAACGAGGTAAGCAACATGAAAGATAAATTGGAAAAATTCAAGTCTATTAATCCGGTCATCGGGTGTTCTATCGGTTGTCCATACTGTTATGCAAGAAGAATGAACCAACGATTCTCTCATACGCCGGATTTTACAAAGCCGCAGCTCTTTCCAGAACGTTTGATGCAGTTCTATAAGAAGAAACCAACGTATTGGTTCTTTACTACCATGAGTGATTTATCCGAATGGGATCCATTTTGGATTGAAGCAACATTATCTGTCATACGAAGAAACCCACAGCATCGATATATGTTTCTGACCAAGAGACCTGATAAATTGCATTTAAACTTGCGTGGGTTAAATATCTGTGCTGGTGTAACGATTACTTGTAAAGCAGATTTACATCGAATGGATGAATTGGTTCAAAATATCAAATCTGATGCATATACGGTCACGTTTGAACCGTTATTCGAAGACCTTGGTAAAATAAAGTTTCCAAAGAAAATTGATTATATCGTAATTGGAACAGAAACCGGAAATCGAAAGGGTAAAATAACGGCTAAAAAGGAATGGATCATGAATATTGCAGAACAAGCTCATGCTGCTGGAATCAATGTGATCATGAAAGCAGCACTATTACCAATTGTTGGCGAAGAAAACTGGATTCAGGATGACGTATGAGAAAATAGAATGGGGAGCATTGCGCTCCCCATATTTTTTTTATAATAGAACGAAATAATTGTCTCGAACACGATCTGGAAAGGATTTCTGACGGAACGTTTGTAGGAAGTCCGTTCTATCTCGTTCTGCGCTCTCCCAATCGGAAACCTTCAGATTTAAATTGCCTGCTGGGGTCTGTACGTCTTCGATGTATTTCAACTCATTGTACAGCTTGATCTTACAGTCGTAGATTGCAAGCTGAATAAATGACTCACGATAAGCCTCTGGAATGGACACCAAATTCGGATATTGCACACGAAGTTTAACATCCAGTTCTCCATCCGTTGGATAGTTCTGTAAGAAGATCACATAGTCTCCACGCAGTTCTTCATATCGTTTATACGGAATCGCGTTATCAATTAAAGTTCTGGTATAGGTACTCTCAGAACCCATCAGCATGGACATGATGTCAATATTGTGACGAGAAACCATAATAGAAGAATAGTAATATTCATTTTCTGGATCCAGCCCCGAACCGTTATTGGCAAACTCAATATTGAGAAGATCCATAATTTTCAAATGATACTTCTCCATTGTAGCGTCGCGAAGATAGTATTCTCTGCCGATCCTACCATACTCTTCTCGAATATACGCGTTCTTGTCATTCAAGTTTAATCTGGTTGTATAGATGCAAGGAATGTAGTTACTGAACGTAATCAACGTTTTCTCATTGATCAACTCAACCAGTTCACGGAATCTATTTTCTAACCCAAGGATATCTAATCCAAGCGTGTGTTCGAACACTTCCCGATAAAAAGCAGAAACATCCATTGTTCGTTTCCTCCTTTCTAGCTTATTGAAATGTCAAATTTGAAATATAAATTATATCCACAGAAGAAAGGATGATTAAAATGAAAACGATAACTCAAAAAATTGTTAAAAGCATTATGAAACAAATTAAACCATTTATGAAAAACGTTCGAACGGAAGATATAGATTTATTTTCGAAGACTATTTTGTATAGTGCTGCAGATGTTTTGACCGCGCTTAAAGTGAGAACCATGTCTCCAGAAGAGTTAGCGGAAGAGCTGCTTCCAGAGCACGAGATATTTGTAATTTGCAAACTTGATGGCCGTAAAATACAATTCACAACAGAAGATGGTATTGTTTGGATGTTGTTAAAGTTAAATGACCCAAAATATGACAAATTGCTTACACCATGGTTCCGTAAAAATATCGGCCCTATTATAAAATAATTTGGTATATAAATTATAGTCGTGATGATAAGGAGTTGCGGAAGCATTTCAATATGGATTGGAGGAGATAGTTTTAAACTATTTATTGCACGAGTAAAGCTACCCCACCCGATTGTGGTGGGGTAGAAAATTAACACGTATTAAATAAGGAGGAAGTATTCATGGAAACGTTAGATAAGGTAGAAGTGACGTATCATAAAAACGAAATATTCGGAACCATTAGAACAACTGTGTATAAAGATGTCACATTATTTGTCATCATTGATATAATAAAAGCTTTAAAATATGCGCATCCGTATTCTATGATGAATAAAATTGTTCCAGAAAACGATATTACATATCTGAATGCTAATACTGGAAAGGACGGAGCAATTTACATCAAAACAGCATTCATGTCGGAAATGGGTTTGTATGCATTAATTTTGCGCAGTAAAATGCCATATGCAACAAAACTTAGAGACTGGGTTATTGGAGAAGTTTTACCATCTCTGCGAAAAACAGACGAGTATAAAAACTCTGCAAAAGGCAAAGCTTTGTTTGATCCAGTTAGGCGTGCTATGGAGCTCAACGAAGAAGCAGAAAATTATAAAAATCAGTTGGCGTTTTATAAAGCTCGTATGGATGAGTTGATAAACGACGCGAGTATTGCAGAGCTGTTTAAAACGTCTATTGATTACTGTGACGTTGGAACATTAGCTAAACATCTTAAGATGGCCGGATTTCCATATGGAAAGAGTCGTTTATATAAATGGCTTCGTAGAAATAAATATATCATGAAGCCAAAATATGATCAATATAAACCAACCCAGTGGGCTGTAGAAAACGAATATGTTCTCATACGAACAGAATTCATTGATATTGATGGAATAAGGCATGTTGTTAGTCGTAGACCTGTTATAACTCCAAAGGGAGCGATTAGTATCTATAAAAAGATATATGAAGAAACCATTTCTGGCGATGTGAAAGATGCAGACGGTTATATTATTTTGGAAGAGGCGAAAGGCTCTGAAGCACAGCTTCGTAAGAAAGAATTTAGCCTAAGGAAGAAAAAGAAAAATTTAAGTTATAAAAACGATAAAGAGCTACAGGAGGTATAGCACCTCCTGTAGCTAACGGAGGCGCGTGTCATGAATGTTATACAACTGCATGAAATGCTATTTTGCGATACACCAGTGCTTGGAACAATAATAGGCGGCATCAACTACTATAGGTTTATTGATGTTATATCGGTTCTTGGATATAAAGATTGCAAAAAAGCTAAACAAACTCTCTCGCGTCGATACGCTAAAGTGCGTATTACAGCTGAATGGTTTTCTAATGGTATCAAGTGGGTGAGACCTGTGGCAATGATATCTGAGAATACTACTATGCGAATATTAAATGATGCATTAATCCATATCTATCGAGGTAAAGGCCAAATCGGTGTTGTGTACGTTGTAGAATTTAACAACGGTTGCGTGAAAATCGGTAAATCGCTTAATCCAACAAACCGTATAGCAAGTTTAACCAGAGATTCTCATATGTTTGGGGTTGAACGCTTGCGTGTGCATCTGAGTGCACCAACAATGTACTATTCAAAATTAGAAAAAATGGCCCACAAAGAGTTGTCTTCATATCGATACCAAAACACAGAAATGTTTACCATGCCATTCGAAGATGCCGTTTCAAAATTGAACACAATAGAAAATGAGCTTTCTTTACGAGTAAAAAATACTATCGACTCTAACATTGAAGATACTAAAACAAAAGACGGATACATAATCTTAGAAGAGATGCCTGGTTCTCATGCATATGGGAAAAGAATAGAATATGCGTATCGGAAAGGATTAAATGAGGGCTCATAACGAGCCCTCATCTTTTTTGTCTTTTTAGAACAAATTGTAATACTCTGCATTAATCAGAGACTTGATCGGAATGATAATAGTTTCAACAGTGTTTTCTGTAATCTGTTCCATCTTTGCCACATCTCCATCTATACGGAGACTGGACAAATCAAGATCTAACGCCTCGCACAGAATATCAAGCTTCTCACGAGATGCGCTCTCATCGATCAGGAACTGCGCAAACGATTTATTTTTTGTGATGTCAATTGCAACCGCAGACTCGCTCATTGTATTACCAGGAGCAGCAGGGAAGTTATTAATAACCTGAGAACCAGGAACCTGATAGGCTTCTTTATGGGAAGGACGAACTACCGTGTCATACGTTACAATCGTATATCCAGGGAGAACTCGGCCATTCTTATCTGTACCACCAATTGCACGAGACGATGCCATCGCAGGAAATCCAGTTAAAATACGGTCACGAAGCATCTCACCATAACCGCCTGCAACTGTAGTGCACTCTCCCATCAACAGGTTTCCTTCCAGCCAATATTTATTGATCGTATTGCACATATTGGGCGGGAAAATCGTCATCTGACGAGACAGCTCATTCATACCCTTTGTAATCTGCGGATGTCCATATTCTGCACCCCAGGAATGACCCTGAATGTCTGTTTGGATCAGCGGATTAGAGTCAAGCGCTTTCATTGTATTCTGTGCTTCATAGATACGACCGTTCCAGTTACGAACACCGAATGACTGCAGCACCTGCTTATATGTCAGCGTGAATAACTTAGACCCGTTTGGAGAATCGATTACATTTTCATGAAGGATTTCTCGCTTTTCCATCGCCAAATTGGGATCTACGCAAGTTTCATGGATGATCGAATATGTGATAGGAGATTTATCGATAATCATAAAAACACCCCTTATTATATCAAATAACTTATTGGAATGTTTCCCCTCTATATTTCCGTATTTACACCATATAGCGAATCTATATTATACCAATGAGAGAATAAGAAAGGTGTGCAATTCTCTTCATGCATTACAGGAAATCAATAACACTGTATGTATGCCGATTCAACCGTCAAACTTGAAAGGAGAAACAAAAATGAAAAAGATGAACAACATGGACAACGTGATCGTACTGGCCGCACAAAACCACGACGTGGCAAAAGCCTTGGCAGAAGTAGAGGCGTGCGAAATCGCCATAAAAAATCTGAAGACCGCCGTTATCAAAAAGCTCGCTGGCACTGTCGGCAACGACAAAGCGGCAGAAATGGTTAAGTTCGTCACATCACAGGTGCATATGGGAGTTCCAATGGAGAGATACAAGGGCGGATGGACCTACGAGGTAGGAACGCGGTATGAAGCTGCGTATATGAAACTGTTGGACGCACAGACAGCCCTTGAAGAAATGATCGAAAAAGTTGCAATGCATTGAGAAAGAAAGGTGAGAATAAAAATGTCGTTACGCGAACAGTTGGAAAAAGAGTTGGACCAAACCTTTGGTCGACTCACTACCAGCATCAACACTCTACAAGACTCAATCGACAAACAAGAAGAAGACTTACGTAAAACACGGCAAACAAGACGACAAGAGCGGGATTTCAATTTCCGCAAACTTCATCGATATTAAGGAGGAATTACTATGTCTGACATGAATTTTATACCCGTAACCGTATTGGCAATGATCACATTGGCTACTATGCTTCTGCAGCCGATCGCAAAATTGATCAAAGCTGTTGTATCACCCATCGTATACCTTGTGTATATCACATGGGTTGGTATTCTAGCTGCATCTGAAAGATCCACTCAAATGTCGGTGGATAATATAATTGCATTTCAACCTGCAGCGATTAGAAAATCCGCTGCATAATAAATTCAACTATCAAAATTTAGGATTGTAAAGGAGAGTTTAAAATGAAGAATATGGATGGCATCATCAAAAACGCAGATGAAATGTTTGAGAAATACAACTTCACGGAAAGCGATAAGAAAGCATATCAAAAACTGGTTGGACATTCATTGCTCTGGATGTTAGGTCTTGGTGCTGTTTATGGCATCATGATCTATAAAAGTATTAGAGATTACAAGGAGGCTGATAGGACTCTTAACAAACAAATTAACGCTGATATGTTTAAAATAAAAGAGTCGCTATCTACACATGCACAAACCCTAACTGATAAACAAACAGTTATTGATAAGGAGGAAAATGTACAATGAAAAAGTTTGTATCGATTGTTCTTGCTCTGATAATGTTGGTTCTTCCGGTATCAGCTGGAGCAGTAACAGATTTGGAATATGAATGGTATGTAACCCTTTCTAATATTCCGTACATCGATGATTTTGAAACATATGTAGCTCCAAATGATATGGATCCAAATAATCCGGAAACAATGTGGGCAGCGTTTGCTGTTAATACCGGGGTTATGTCGGTTGATGAAAACGGAAACTTCCGGCCAAACGAGTGTGTTACTAGAGCGGAAACCGCGGCAATTCTGGATAAACTGCCTTTCTATGACCCATCAGATGATTTAGGTCCAATTTGGTTGTATGGTGACGTACAGAAATCAGCGTGGTATTATGACTGTGTCAGTAATCAGGGCGGATATATCAGTGGTTCTACACCGAACGGATTAAATATGTATTTCCACCCAGATGCTAACATTGAAAAAGGAGATTTTGTAGTTGGTCTTTATTTGAGATTGCGTAATGCTGATCCAAAAGACTATTGGCTTGACGCGTTTCAATCATATGATGAGCTGTACGATTTCGCTGGAGACTTTCAAGACGCTAACGAGATCGATGCATTGGCGTGCTACTCAGAAATTCCATATAGGTTCGCCTATAATCAATTTATTTTCGATGGTATAATCAAACCGTATAATGGTGATGACGTTGTAAAGCTGAACACGCATGGTCCGATAACTAGGCTAGAAGTGGCTAGAATGATTACAAGAGTATACAACAAATTTCATTACTGGCTATATACACCCGGCCATTGGTAAAAAGAAAAGGACTGGTATAATGAATTATATTGCAAATGCGTTTTCATTACAAATGGTCCCAAGCGACCATATAATACTTTGCACGGATATCAGCCCGGAAGAAGTTCCGCGCACGGTTAAAAGCTGTATTGGACACACTGATACGGCAGCCATTGTAAGTGCGATGTTAGGGTTTGAAATCCCGGCAAACAGAGAATCGATAACGCTCAAATCTGGTGACTATCTTTACGTTGCGCAAGTCGTTGGTGGAAGGCTTCCAGAAGGAACTACAACGCTGCCAGACGGTGTTAGCATAATATTCAAACGCGTGTTTGTCATTGACCGCAACAAACTCTGGTCCTGTTGCAATCGACCTGATTGCGTTATACAGGCGTTTTATCCGGAAGGGTTTCCATCCAACGACAAATAATCGACTGGGCGGGGTTCATTCCCCGCCTTCTTTTTTTTTGCATTTTTAACCCCCGAAACATCCATATAATTCAATGATTGGGGGTATTCGCTTGCGAAATGTTTATATTGCCGAAGCTGCAGAATCCCTGAAGAAAATAGATAAAATCAAAACGTCGCTGCGCAAAAAGTTAAATGCTTGTAAATTGGCTAACTTTAAGTCGAAGACGGATTGCAGTGATATGTTTTCTGTTTTTTTCTGTAATAGTCTGCCGGAGAACTGGATTATCGATTCCACAGAATGGTTTGGTATTTATTCCGATCTGTTATCTGAACCAAAGTTCTTCGAAAACCTTACCTTATATATGGGCTGCTATCGGCCTGAAAATTATGAGATGCTGTTCCGAGGTGTCAGAAATCTGATCGATCAGGAACTTGATGAACAAAAGAAGAATCGAATTTCTTATCTTTCGGTATCGTTATCCAGTTTGCAGCAATTGGAAGCAAAGTTTAATGCAATCTATCAAATTGCTACCCGACGGTACATTCAACCGGAATTGGTAAAGTTCTCGAAAACTTGCATTGCTGTGCTGTCGCAGTATCAGAATGAGCTCACTTGCATTATGAACAAAGAAATGCAGGAGCAGCAAGACAATGATCCATTAGGAGTGGTAAAGTATGCCGGGAGAGACCAAATTTCAGAGGAAGCTGTGGCATTGCTGGATGGGTTTGAGAAGCTTCGCGTACTTATTGAAGATGCTTATTGTAATAAACCTATTTCAGAAGGAGTCGTAAGCACCGCAAAAGACCATGCAAACAATGCGTTGGTTAAGAAGCGCCGTGTGATTGATTATATGGATCGTACTATATTTAAATTGTATGACACATGGAGAAAGCGCAAAGAGACTAAGAATCACGAACAGATGATGGGTGAGACACTGAAGCTCTCTGTTGCTATTAAGAAAGTGTTCCAAACCTTTATCAGCTATCAGATCTTTGGTCCGCTTGGCGCAATCATCACTGCAATCGTGACTCATGCAATTGACCAGAGAACCGAAAAGACGGATCGAATGAAGATTGCGAATGATCTGAAAGATGAGATCGAAATTGTGAATGAGAAAATAGCCATTGCAGAGCGAAACAACGATGATAAAGCAAAGATCGAAATGATTCGTATTCGTCAGAAGCTGCATCGTGAATATGCTCGTATTACGAAAGGTATTTATCTGAAAGAGAAGTAAGGAGGTGTAATGCGATATGGCAATGTCACCATTTTTAAGAGCCCTGTTAGAAGCTCCTGGAGACGAAGAAGAACAAAACGCTCCGGCGGATGATGCTGGTGATCAGAATCAGGATGCCGAAACTCCAGATGCGGAAAACACGGAGGGCGATAATACAGAAGGATTAGATGATCCGTTTGCTGAGGATGATAACAACAACGATAATCCAGATAATACGGATAGTGATGGAGAAAACCAAGAAGAAGATCTGAGCAATCCTCCTGATGGATTGGCCAGTCCGGATGAAACAGAAGATACGGCAACCACAGACGATGGAGAAGCAGATGAACAAAACATCCAGCTGAACATTCTTCCATTAAGTAAACTAGATCGTCTCACCTTAAAACAGAAATGTTTCAACAACTTTAAAGATCTTCGAGTTAAAATCAATCGTATAATTTCTTTGGTGGAAGACAACGAACAGCTTATGACTGGCGACTTCCGAGAAGAAGTTTATCAAGAACTGGGAGAATTGCATACCGCTGTAACGGGATACATGACTACCCGGTTTTCTTATAATAACTACGAAGAGAATGCGAAAAACTTCAATATTTTAGCATCTCAGTTCAATGATTTGCTGAAAAAGCTTCGAGATGAGTCAAATTACGAAGATAAGTAAGCAACAAAACAATAAGACCGGCGTTGGCGCGCCGAGATCTACACGTCAACACACACCGGAACTCCCCGGTACTAAATCTATAATACAATAAAGAAAGGGGTTTGACAAAATGCTGTCTTTGTTCGATAGTAAAAATCGTGACATTAAAGCTATTGTCGACGAACTTGCTAATGAGCACACCGGCCTGACTGAGTCTGCCGTTAGCAGCGCACAGGAAGTCAATTCCACCAAAGAAATGATTCAGGAGTCCATGCTTTCTCATTATACGAAGGCGTTTGGTATTTCCGACGAAGATTCCCTCATGGGCCAGATCCTGAAGGAGGATGCTGAGGGCGTTGGTCAGATGTTTATCAATGCTCTGGTTGAGAATGGTGCTGTTTCTGTTGATCCGGCTACTGGTGATATCACTGCCATCAACGAGGCTACTGCCGTTCCGTTCCTGCACACCCTGACCGCGTCCATCGCGATCACCCAGCGTATTCCGTATGAGGCGACGCTGCATCGTGTGTATGATACCCGCACTCTGGATAAGCCGACCGTTGAGATCGAAGACGTTATCCCGATGGTAGTTGCTCCTGGTCAGGAACCCGAGGACCTGATCGACGCGTTCCAGCCGGGCAAGGCCGATGCGGACCTGTTTGTTAACAAGACCGAGATCGTTCTGACTGACCTGCTTGAGACTGGTCTGACTCCTGGCAAGGAGTGCAAGAATAAGGATCTGGTTACTGGTCTGGATCCGCTGGCTCGTATCGATCGTTCGATGCGTCTGGATCATATCACTCTGACTGCTGGTTCTTCGCTGGCTGGCACCACCCTGCGTCTGCAGAAGGGCTCGACTCCGTACTTCTCTGCTCGTGAGGCGATTCTGAATGTAACTTACGAGGCTGTTGATGCTACGACTGGTGAAGTTTCTGCTGAGATCAATATCTCTGCTGCTATGGACTTCGAGCGCGGCATTCTGAAGTATCTGACCTCTGACAGTGAAGATGTCGATAAGGTATTCTTCTATGCAGTGATCGAGCACTCTGAGCACACTCATCCGATTAAGATGACCTATCGTAACCGGTTCGAGCAGTACACCGTGCCGACCCGTCCGCACATCGAAGTTTCGATGCCGAACGAGACCAAGACTGATATCAGCAACATGATCAACTACTTTGCGGATCATGACATCGTGACTGCAATGACTGAGCAGATTTCTGTTATCAGCTCTCGCATGGAAGACCAGCGTCTGTACCTGGGCCTGAAGAGCGGTCATATGTTCGAGGCTCTGTTCAACTTTGAGCCGCCCACGAACTTCGTGCATGGCAACCTCGAATGGCTGAAGCGTGAGTTCATTCCGTTCCTGGACCAGCTGGCTACTCGCATTAAGTTTGACTACAACCTGGATGACTGCCACTTCCGTGTAGCAGTTTCTCCGTATATCCTGAAGATTCTGGATACTGAGCATGTGCTTGATAAGTCCCTGACCGAGGAGTCCCGCGGTTCTGGTCTGATCAACTACTCGATCGGTGTGAAGACTTCTACCAACGTATTCTACTTCATCTCTTCTCAGATGATGGACACTGCTACTGGTATCATGGTTCTGATGCCGAATCAGTTCAAGAATTCTCCGGTTAAGACCTACAACTACTTCAAGTATGCGTCCTTCCTGACCGATACGATCCGTCGTTCTGACAACGCTCGTATGCCGGCTATCGTATACTCGGAGCGTAACCTGCCGATCGTATTCGATCCGGTTTCTTCGACTATGGATATCACCAATATGCCGATTACTATTGAGAGCGGCGATCGGTGGTTCATCCGCAAGGCGTAACAGCCATCCCAATATAGCCTATATCGTTTTCATTTACATTATCCTTTCTCTATTTAAGGTGGGTCTCGGAATTATTTCCGAGACCCATTCTTTTCCGTTTTGACCATGTTATTAAGTCTAAATTATACCAATGAATGAGGATCAATATGGTGATTGATTTTCATATCATAAAACAACCAAACTTAAGTGGTGAAAATGAAAGGATGTAGTAACAATGGCTAAGTACAACAACGTAAAGATGACCGAAGACAACATCAAACAGATGGTCGAATATGCGGCGACTCTGCAATCTGAGAAGAGAGGCGTGGCGCTGCAGATGATGAGCGAGAAGTTCAATTGCAGTAAAGCAACTGCAAAGAAGGTTCTGGACAAAGATCCGGAAGCTGTTGAACTGATGAAGAAAGTACTTGAAAAAGAAGAGAACACTGAAGATAATACAGAACAAAATGACAACACGGTTGCAGACAAAAACGAGCTGCAGCCTATCGCTGGAGCAGAAGACTCCAGTGATGACGAAGGTGTGGATTATACCGAGATTGAAGATGGTAAGTTTTTTAGCTATGAGTTGTCTATCCAGGATAAGCTCGGCAACGATGTAGTTGCAGCGCTCCAAAAGGAAACAATTGGGCAGTCGACTCTGAGATCGTTGGTGGATATGTTTAATCAGGCGCAGCATGCCAGAATTCGGACTCAGTCTCAGATTCGAGCTATCAAGCAGGGTTATGACCCGACTGATGCAGATACCAAACTTCTGCAGTGGACTCTGGAATCTGACATTCGTAAGGAGAAAGGTTTGGCAGATGCATTGGCTGCAATTACCGAACGTGATCCGGTGTGTCAGTGGCTCCGTCGTATCAAGGGTATCGGTCCGATCTTTGCGGCAGGCCTTCGTGGTATGCTGAACGTCAACAACGCAAACTATGCAACCGGCTTTATGAGCTATGCTGGTCTGAATGATGTTCAGTGTCCGTGGTTGGGCAAGGAGAAGACTATTTCGATCATGAATGAAACCTGGAAAGAGATGGGTCTCAAGAAAGGCGAATGTACGGTAGAATTCATGGAGCGACTCGGTAGCAAAACTGGGCGTTCCTATACTAAAATTCTGGATATGGCCACATCGAAATGGAATGCATCGGATAAGGAAATGCTCCACAGCGATGAACCGAACGCGGCTTGGCTGGCGTTGAATCTAGCAAAGATTCCATATAACGCCGAATTGAAAACGCTGTTATATAAGATTGCTGACAGATGGAACAAAATGCCGAAGAATAAGACCAGCCTCTACACTCAGCTCATGCTGACTCGGAAGCAGATGGAAACCGAGCGCAATGAACGCGGTGAGTATGCAGATTATGCGCGGAAGCTTCTGTCTGAAAAGAAGTACACTAATAAGGATATGATTAAGTTAATGGAGTCTGGACTGTTGAGCAAGAAGCAGATTCAGTTCCGAGCTTATCGTGTTGCGGAAAAGGTGTTCCTCTCTCATCTGTTCACTGCCATGTATATCTTTGAGAATGGCAAGTATCCCCCGCGCTATTATTCTCTGGATGTTCTGGGTCATGAAGATGAAATCTTCCCAGAAGTTCCGTATGATTCTCTGTTCAACGCGTATGAAGCACGAACTGGACTGAAGGCGGATCGTCACCGCGACGGTTCCAAGATCAATATCGAGCAGGATAATCTGAGAAATCGTACCGAGAAGATTGTCAAGAGAACGTGGAACATCAACCAGTTTGTCGAAGCATATGTAAATAATGCTGGCGATGTCGTTGACGATACCGAACTCACCATGTTTTATGAACATGAGGATGACGACGAGTAAGTAAAACGGTTGGGGAGGCTATAATAATGCCTCCCCAATATTTTATTTTAACAATCAACACTTCTATCGACTATAGAATTATTGAGAGGCATCGACTATAAAATTTGTAAATGAGGTATAAGTTTAAATCTAATCTCGTCGGATAGAACCGAATTTTGTTCTCTAAAACAAAATTAATACTCAGAACTGATTCATAAGAAAGGCAACCGAAACAATCTCCTAAAAAAGAATTGTTGGCAGAGAATCTAACCATCCTTTGACAAATGAGTTATAATGGATAATCGAATCTAACCGCCTGCTAACGAATCACCAAGCTAAATCGATTAATTCGTGCAAAAAAGAATTATTGATGCATTAACCAAACTTATCCTGCGCGAATGATTCACTATTTCGGATCAACAAAATTTCCGAAAAGAATTTAGACGACCGATCTACTAAATCTTTGCTCAAATGAGCTATGAAGTTTAACCAAAACACAACTTGAAAGCGAGTTGTTATCGTTAATCGAAATTCAGTGAAAAGAACGAATTTACAGTTGGAAAACCAATAATCTAGCAGAAATGATTTGTACGCCTAAACCAAAATATGACAAAAATAAAGAATCACACGACCGAACCAAATCTAGCCAGAAAATGATTCGATGAAAAGAATCTACAATAAGTCTCTAAAAAAGATTTATTACACAAAACCGAGATCAAATCATTAAAAAGAAGTTCCGAAATTGACCAAAACGCAAAAGTTAAACTGTATCGGGAGGTCGATCCACCACGGCCTCCCATTTATTTTTTGCCAATGGCACGAACATCCCAATAAACTGGAAGGTTTGTTCATTTAAATACGCTTAAGGAAGTGATACAGTTGATTAACAACGATGCACTGATTAATTTGGTCCTTAAGATGGATGCATTTATGATGAAGAAAGGACATGATCTTCGATTAAAGCGTGAGATCATTGACGGCATTAATACATTCATCGGAAACGAGGATCTTGAAACAATCTATGTGAACGAAGTGGATAACATAAATGTTCCAGATGTCTTCGTTATGCCCATTTATGATAAGAAATTCAACACTTTTATGATGGATCCTGATATTACTACCTGTTGTCCGTATGGATATACAGTAGAGATCCATAACCGGTGTTTTGACAAGTACAAATCAGAGGAATTGGTTGCGATTGTTATTCACCACATTCTCCAGAACGTACAGTCCGATGTAGCAAAGTCTCGTTTCATGAGAGCATATACAGAAGCGACTCGTAAGTATAGCGATGAAATGCTTCTTGCTGCATTCGACTCGATTTCTCACTCTGATGCAATCTATATGGCTTACGTGGATATCTGTCTTCGCCCGTTCAATGTTCCAACAGAAGGAGAAACATTGGTTGGTACTGATGATGTAATTAAGAATATCGGTCTGGCAGATGCGTTTGATTCTGCATTGGATAAGATGCTGTTGACAAGCGATCTGAAAATGGATGCTGATAAGGTTATCAATAAAGAACTAGCAAACGATGTAAAAGCATTGAAGACAATTTTCCAGGCTGGACTGAACAACGAGTTGCATCGGTACTTCTCCATTTTGAAGAATGGTGTTCCTCTTATTACTTTGCAAAACATTATGCAAGCAGATAAGACGGGAGCAGTACTTGGACTGAAAGCAGATGTATCGGTTCATCGTGCAAGAAAGAATGCAGAAGTAAAGCCATCCAACGATGTGGTAGCACTCTCTGAATCGATCTTCAACCCAAAAGATGAAATCGAGTTGCAGTATCAGATCGATAAGATTATTACGGATATGCGGTTTATGGAGCATGCGGATGAACGTGCTGCATTGTTGTTCCGTACTCGTACTTTGTCAATGAAGGTTCTGAAAACCAAAGAGAAGGTGACTAAGAAACTAGAGAAGGCTCCTGGTGATAAGAACCTGTTGCACAAGATTGAATATCTGGATGCTGCATTGGATCAGCTCGACATGATGCGCGAAAAGATTGTCAAAACCGATATCAAAGCGCATAAGGTTGGCTTAGTAGTAAAATATCCAACAGGTTATAATTATTAAAAGATGGATGCGTCCCTCGGTATATAAAAACCGAGGGACCTCTATTTTTCAAGTATAAATTATAATGACAGAAGAAACAAACGAAGTTTCAAATGAAAGGATGTATTTTAAAATGGCAAAGATTAACCTTACCAATCGTTATAACGATGAAGACTTAATTTATATGATGAGTACAGAGCTGTTACCATGCCAAACCGGAATGATGGATGATGTAGAAAAGCAAATCAATTCATTGCGTGAGACGTTAAAAATCATTACGTTGGAGGAGCGTTTTCGGACCAGTATTGATTTACTAAAATGCAACAGAATGGTTCGAAATAGTTTAGGTCCAAGACTGCGAGAGATCGTAAGCCGTGGGTGGCAGAGACTGAGCGCATTCTTTAATCCAGGTCAATCAATTTCCGATCTGGAAATGATGGCCCAAGCAAACGCAGTTCGTAAAATAGAATCACAGAATATTGGGGAACTGCATTATGATAACGCTACGATTACAATTGTGGCAGCATTGGATGAACAAGGAAATCCAATTGCACAAGCTTATATCTACGGTGCCACGGATCTAGTTTATGGAGACATAGCAACCGCAGAACTTGCAACTGGCAATAATGTGACGGAAGCCGTTGCAAAAGCGAAGGAAGAAATACGTCACAGAAAAACTGTATTGGAAATGATCGAACAAACAAAGTTCGATATAAATGATACGACAAAGAATCGGATACATAAACGAATTTAGAAAGGATAAATGAGAGATGAAAAATAAGAAGTATGATATCGTACAGCAGCAAAAAGAAGAAGTAGAAGCTTTTGTCGAAGACGATGCTTTGCAGCACGATGCGCATAAGCGTTTTCGGTATCGAGACGATGAACTGGAATTTACCGCTAGTGAGATGTCACGAATTGATGATATTTACAACGCTGTATTCACGGCGCTGCAGGAAGTGTGTGAAGATGATGCACCGCTTGATTGGGACATGACCATGATTGGACCAGTTGCTGAGAAGCTCGTTAACGTACTAAAAAGTACTGGGCATAAAGCAAGCTATCCTGGATTTGTGCATAACGATGACGGAACAATCGAATATCTTGAGTAAAGAGATTTATAGAGCCTAAATCAAATCTTAATAGAACAAAAGAGTTATAGTATTCGATCAACATTGGTAACAATGACCGATTTATAACCTTTAATCGATTCATTCGGTTAAAAAGAATTATGAGGGTATTGATCAAAACTTAAAGAAAGAAATGATTTATCATCTATGACCAACAGCATTGAAGAAGAAAGAAGTTTGGCTATGATCTGTTTCATTGTTTTGACTGAATTAAAGACTTAGATCAAACCAGTCTTGCCAATATGAATTAGTGAATTGAATCAACCCTTTCGATCTTAAATGATTCGCTCTATTGAATCAAACATATTGCTATTGAAAGAATTAAAATTCCAGATCAACACTGTGCTAATTAAAATGATTCACATGCAAAAGATCAACTCGCGCGGTTTAGAAAGATGTAAAATATCCGACCAAAAACGAGAAGAATTAAACAGATTTGTAAACGGGTAACCAACAATAAACACCGCTAAAGAATCGACACTCCAAATCAAATTTATGGTTGAAAAAGAATGATTTATCGTACCAGAACAACAACATTCTTGTGAAGAGATTTACGAAATCAAAACCAAATCGACGAATTGAAAAGATTCATTGACGGAAACCGATTCGCATTCTCACCAAAAGATTCACGAGTATTAATCGAAACCTTTTGCAGAAAGAAAGAATCATGTCAACAAATCTAACTATATAAAGCAAATGATTTATCTTCACTAATCAAATCGTAGTAAAGAAAGAGAAGTGGTATAATTATTCTAACTATTCGGCCATAAACTGATTTATCCCGAGAGATCTACCAAATGAATCGAAAAAGAATTACGGAATCTAACCAAAATAAGTTTCAGAAATGATTCACATTATATGATCAAGCTCTGAAAGAGAAAAAGATTCATGTCTGGCGATCAATAATAAGAATCGATAAAAAAGCCTAAAGAGGGAGGTGCCACCAGCCTCCTTCTTTTTTGCCCCGAAACATTCCAATAACCATCTAGTAGAGGGGGCAAACATCAATGGTTGTATACAGTAACCAAACATTGGAGAAGTATCACCTTGATTTCGAAACGAATAACGTTAGTTATTTGAAGATGGCTGTCACCCTACGCAAAATTGGTGTAAAGAACTGGTATTTCTTTTTAAAGATATATAATAAGAAACTGATCGGAATCAATCCATACAAGAAAACTCTGACGTTTGAAGAACAGTCTGCAATCATCAAAGAATGTTCTGAAAATCGATGGTATTTCTTCCGTGAAGTATTCCGTGTTGGCGAGACCGGTGCTTCCACCGATGAAGGCGGCGGTACAGCGTTTAAACTAAATCGAGGAAACTTAGCTTACTTATGGGCAGCATCTTTAAATATTTCATCTTATATGATACTGCCTCGTCAGACTGGTAAAACTTGGGCAGCAATTGCAAATTATACCTGGGTCCATCAGTTCAAAAAGAATAGTTCGATTCTGCATTTCAATAAGAACCAAACTGACGCGAATGATAACTTGACTCGTATCAAAACGGCAATCAACATGCTACCATGGTACATGCGTCATTCCGACATTGATCAGATCGGCGCATCAGAAAAGCGCAAGATCAAGAACAATGAAAAGTTCATCCGCAATACAATCGACTCAACTATCGTAGCAATGTCTTCTGCTGGAAATGAATCTAAGGCGGATGCAATGGCTCGTGGTAAGACGGCAGAAAACGAATGGTATGACGAGCTTGCGTTTATATTCTTTAATCAAGCAATTTATACGGCTGCTACTCCGGCGTTCGAAAAAGCGCGTGAAAATGCAATCAAGAACCAATCTCCCTATGGCATTACGATTACTACAACGCCTGGTGATTTAGCTTCTCCGCATGGCGCGTTTGCATACAAGATGATGGAGAAATGCATTCCGTTCAATGAGGAAATGTATGACTGGTCCATTAAGAAACTCTATAAAACGATATATGACGTTTCTGATGATAAAGATCAACATGTTCCTTATCTGTTTATCCAGTTTGATTATCGCCAGCTCGGATTGACTGATGAATGGTATCGCGCTCGTTATGCGAACCTTGCTGATCCGTTGCGTGCTCGTCGTGAGTATCTGTTAGAGTGGATCGACTCGAATGGCAATTCTCCGTTTGATCCGGATGATGTGGAACTGATCGGTGAATATGCTCGTGCAGCAAAGCTTCAGCTGAAAGAAGTCAAGCTTGGCAAATTCTATAAGCTTAATGTATATGATACGTATAAGGGTAAGAAGCCTGTACTGATCAGCTGTGACGTGTCTGGCTCGATTGGTCGAGACAATTCGACTCTTGTTGTCGTAAATCCAGAAACGCTGAAGCCAATGGCGGTATTCCAATCCAACACAATATCGTCCCGGCATTTCAAGAAGGTTATTCTGAAAGTCTGCACAAAGATCTATCCTCATTGTATCTTGACGATCGAGAATAACTCTGTTGGTGGACCATTGTTAAGTGAATTGGAAGACACACCGATTCGTGGTAAGATCTATCGTGAAAGAAAAACCCGTAAGATCGATCAAGGGCCGATGAAGTTCAATCGTAAGAGAACTCAAACCGGACTTGAATTTGGTCACAACGTCAATGGCGAAACTCGTCCGCAGATGATGGATATCCTTGAATCGTTGGTTCGATATTCTCAGGAGCATGTAGGCTTGCCAGAACTGTATGAAGAGATTCGATTCATGCAGTTGAAGAACGGCCGAATTGATCATGGTAATGCATCACACGATGACGTTACAATGGCATATCTTGGTGCATTGTGGATCGTTCGTTATGGTAAAGGCTTACGCGGCAAAGGAATCTACTACAATATTGTAGATGGTTCTTCTTCTGAAGATGATGTCGCATTCGAAGACGTTGATTTCAAGGGTATTGACAAATATACCGTAAAGGGTTTCAAGAAAACTCCGGAAGATGATCTGATTGCTTTTTTGTCTACCGAACAACCTGTTACAACTTCTGCGGATCTGCGGAAACGAGAAGAAGCAGAGTATCTTCGTATTCTGGATAAACAGGAAGGTGTTCTGGACGAGTTTGATGATTATGGCGACAGTGATGTCTTTGATGCAATTGATAAACGAACCGAACGCTTGATCTTGCATCATGCAGTCTCATCATTAGATCGCCCGAGCATATTCATGGATATTGATAATGATGACGATCCCTATGGATTTAGATCATTAGCATATGAAGATGAAGCACCATCCGGTGTTGGGCTGTTCGATCATTATACCTATGACTAATTGTAATGGGCGATGTAATAATCGCCCATTATTTTTTTAATATTTAATCGCCAATATAATAACTACATAGAAAGGGGTTAATTTTCTAATGTCTGAAATTCGTCAAGAGCTTGCTCGTGAATATGCAAACGTTGAATATATTCTGGCACAAACCAATATTGATGAATATCTTGAATTCATCAAAGAACAAGTAAAGAGCCCGTTTGATAGCGGATCGGTGAACTACTTCCGTAAGATGATGAAGCTAATCACGGATAAAGATCTTAAACAGGAGTACGCTCGTCGTGTATTGGAAATTATTGATAATGAATATCCGAACCTGGATGTGGATATCAGTGAAGTAGATACATCATTGATCGATTATGCGGAAGCTTTATATAAGTTCTTTGGTAAGAACCTGAAGAAATTGGTAAATGCATTCTTCCGTGAATATCTGTTCAATAATAAGAATCGAAAAGCATTGCTCTCCAGTTATCAAGATATTAAAATCTCCAGTTACCCAAAAGAACAGTTTGGTAAGAAAGACAATTATATCCTGGTATTGAAGATTGTCTCTATCTTAGAAGACATCAAAGAGCTGCCAATTAAAATTGAGGAGTTCATTGACTATTGTGTTCGAAATAACGACAAACCTCGCTATATCGACGGGTTCGAAGAAATGATCGAGGAAGACATTATTTCTGATTATGGCATCTTTGACGATATCATGAGTAAGTTCTTCAAGAGTGATTCGTTTGATGCAATGGTTAATACGTTGAAGATTCGTCTGATTGATGCTATCGTTCGTCCATCTGTAGAAGATATGGGATATGGCAGTGTAGCGGATACCATTGAAGTAGAGGACGAGGATGATGACGAGGAGGAAGAGGACGATCCGGATGAAGCGCCGGATATCGATGAAACTCCGATGAAAATAGATGACTTTGAGGGTGATGATTGATTCATGGAAAATAACATCATTAAATTTAATGCAAAGCAGGAAGAGAATCTTGAGAAAGCTAATGAAGCATTACAGGAACAGTTTAAAGATGAACCGTTAACTGATCAAGAAGAAACAGAAGTGCAGGAGATGAAAAACGAACTGGATTCTTCTGCTGTTATTATTCGAGACGGCAATAAAGAAATCTCGTTTGATGATTATATAGCACCACTTGATAAAGCAATCCCAACTTTACCGGATGGTACGAAACTGATGTCTATGACACCGGGTGAAAAAAAGGGTTTTGATAAAGCCGATCTGATCAAACAGTTCTCTGATAGTGCGATTGCTGGATTAGCTGAAGGTGGTAACACATCAGAAGATGAAATGCGTGATCTGATGCATGTGACACTCGCAGCAGTCAAGAAACATCTCGGCGTAGAGAAGCTTCGGAAAGATCAGGCAATGGCTGCACTGAATAAGTGTAAGCTGACTGAACTGATGGAATTTCTTCCGAAGAAGCTGTTTGATACTTATATCAGTCCAACGATGTGGAAGACTCGTCGTAATGAAGTAAAGGGAACCATTTTAATGGTTATCGACTTTATGATTACGGCTGGACCGGAAAGTGATGACTTCTCCGAATACATGGAGAATCAGAACAAGATCTATGCAGTACTTCAGGCACTTGCAGAAACAAACTTCAAAGTAAAAGATATTGTAGAATCCAAAGAGAAGTTTTCTGAGATTGCCAAGAAGGTTCTGAAAAGAGCAGATCCTCGAATGCTGGATTTTGCTAAGTATGTAAATTCTCCTGATTCAATTAATCTGGTATTCTCACAGAGAGCAGAGATTAACAGAGAATTTGCAGCTGCTTATCGAGATCTTCGTAATAACTATTCTGATCCGGTTGAGCTGGAAACAATCGATAAAGAAATTAACGAATCTGATTACAAAGCTAATATGTATGAATCGGTTCTGAACTTAGAACGGTTTCATGAAGTTTTGGAAGGGCTTACTACAGAATTGCTGAATAATAGCAAGAAAAAAGCATCTAATGTACACTCGCTGGATAAGCTAGCTCGAAAAGGTTTGGAAAAGATCAAGAACGCAAATCTGGATATTCCGTTTCCTGGATACGCTGGAACAGAAAAGAATATCGGTGAACTGTATGTAAACTTCTGTAAACATTATCGTCATCATGCAGAACTTTACAACAAGTTTGTCGATAAGATCAATACATCAGAGAACCAATCATTGGCTAGGATCGAAGATGCAGATTTCTTCTGTAATGTATTGCTGATCGTCATGAGTCGCATTCAGAAGAAGCTGACAAAGAATACTGCATCATATCGAGAAATGAATGAGCTGTCGATTTATTTTGAGCTGATGTGTCGATTCTGCACAGATATTTTTACTACTGCAAAAGCGGTTGCTATGATTAACGAACTTTCAAACAAACTAAATGGAGAGACGCCGTAATGGGCGTCTCTCTTTTTACCTCTGAAAAATAACAATAATAGTCCGATTTACGCATTCGGACATAGAAATAACGTGTAGGAGGCGTCCAAATGCAGATCTTTAAAAAATCCGGCGAGTCGATTTTAGTGGCTGCGCCCATTGTAGAGGTCTATCTTCCGTTTGAATATACCAAGGATCTATATCAGGTCATTGGAGAAAATGTGCGGTATTTCGGTATCGCCAATTTTAAGGTTTTCGAAAACGAGTCTCAATTGGATCATCGAGAAAAAGTAAAAACGATTCCATTAGGTATCAGTGCTTTTATCGATGCACATCCTTCTGAGACCGACGTTGCTGATGTACAATTCGTTAAAGATGGTATTTATCGTAAGTGCATTATTCTTCGGTTCTATAAAGACGATGCGTTTGCTGTTAGTACCGATATCATCATGACTCCGGATAACATGTCGATCGTTTTGAATATGCTGGAAAATGGTAAGCTCGACAATGTACCTGCGACATGTGTTGCGAGAATTATTCGCCATGCGCAGAAAATCAACGGTGTAAACTTACGTTTGCCCGAAGAATATTTACGAGTATTAGTCGCTGAGAAATATCGAGATCCTGAGCGCAAAAACCAGAAAATCCGCTATTCCGAACACCCAGATTCGGATACCGTTCTGTCTGTTAACTCTCGAGAGGAAACCTATCTCTCCAGTACATTCCAAGGCATTACGTTTGAGGATATCGGTACTGCTGTTATCGTGGCAAACAACCGCAAAAACGCTGGTGTAAAAGAACCCGAAACCATTATGGAGAAAATCGTTAAAGGTGAGAAAATCACTGAATAAACGTATTAAGCACGACCTCCGGCCACGCTTATCCCAAAACATTTCTATAAGCAATTTTAGCTTATAAAAATCCTTATTAAACTATAAAGGAGGAATTTGGAATGATCGTTCTATCCGGAAGCAATAATAATTATCCGTTTCCGAATATGACATTCGACGTCATTGATTATACGACGCAGGTCGCAGGCACTGCAAGTACCGAAAACCAGCCGGCGTTTAATTTTTTGATTCCGATCGTTACATCTCGCGGGCCGGTCAACCAGATGAGCCTGTTCCGACCTGGCGATAAAGCACTGGCGATGCAGATGTATGGCAAGCCGAATCCGCAGAAAGACGGTTTTGGTATGACCTTTATCTGCGACATTCTTGATCGTCTGAGCAGCACCGCAGATGTTGGTGTTTATACCATCAACCTGCGCGACAATACTTCTACCGCTCCTACGGCTATCGTTCTGATGAAGTGGAAGGTAGAGGAAGGTGTACAGCGTGTGGATGCTGACGGCAATCCGCTGTATACTGATTCTGTAACTGGCGCTGAGACTACAGTTTCTACCGGTAATGAGCCTATCGTACGCGATGTTCTTCACGTGAAGTATGAGACGACTTATGCTACCAATATCACCAAGTGGCCGCAGATGATCAATTATCTGAGCACTCTGTATTCTGATACGGAAGATGAGGCTGGCTACAAGACCTATCCGCTGTTTGGTCTGGTATATCGTGGCAACAGCACTTATGGCAACAACTGCTATATGCGCATTGTTTCTCAGGTTTCTCA